ACAATAGAACAATTGATTATCCATTTGTAAAAGAACCAAATATAGATTATTCGATGATGATTGAAATTGAACAATTTCACAATATTGATTTAGATAAAAATCTTACGATTCGGAATATTTCAAATAATATCGATGAATTTATAAATATTGTAAATGAATCAAATGGAAAGATAATATTTGTATTAGATATTTGTTATTTATTAAATTTTATTGTTGGATTAAAAAATCAATCAAAACCAAATCATCTAATTGATATGATTTTATTCAAATTATCAAATTTGTCAAAATTAACAAATAATAATATATCAGGTATTTCTGAAATACTGATATTAGATAAACAAGATATTATAAAAAATCACCAAAATTTATTTTATCTTCAATTGGAAACGTGTTTGGAAAAAAATAATTTGAAAAATAGTGATTCTAATATAAACAAAAAACATATAGTTGTTTATAAAAATACAACAGAAACAATAATAAATAATGTATATTGGAATGTATTAGAACCAGATGTTAAAATTTCTTCTCATATTGGAAGAATTAAATCGCCATATAAGACTGATTCGGATTCAAATGCCGATTCGTATTTTAATTTAATGAAAATTGGTGATGATGAATGTTTTGTTAAAAAAATTTCTATCATTGATTGTGTCGACAAAAATCTATTTGATTTAGATAATAATCCGGGTATAATAATTGAACCAATTGATAGATTATATATATAAATTAGTTTAATTACAAACACAATTATTTTTATTTAACCACTTCCAACCTTTTGATATATGCGAACCTCCATAACAAACCCAATCATTAAATTTTATACAAGTAATACTACCATCAGCTCTCGAATAATATAATTTATCTATTTGTATATAATTATTATTTGATAATTCTTTAGTACAATGAAAACAAGGTGCAGATTCACAAAGATCACCTTTTTTACTCACCCTAATTACTAATAAATTCATTTTATTTTTTTTAATTTTTTGGCATTTTAATAAATTTTTAAGTTTGTTAAGAGCATCCATTTCCGCGTGTGTTTTAATTTTAGTATTGGAATATAGTGGATTATCAGAATTTTCACCCACAACGACCTTTCCCTTCCCAATTTCGTATAAGACGGTGTTGTGAGCTGTATAATGTTGGAACAAATGCTGCAATATGAGACGAAGCACCTAATTCGCAAAAATTAATTCTTCTATTAATAAGATAATCTATAAAGGGAGTATTTTTATCAAAAGAAGATTTATAACCAATCAAATCACAAATTGTTTGATTTTTATTTTTACTTACAATATTATCTGTCTCATCCCTATTATATTTTAATTTATATCTATGCATTTTTAAATAATTTTGCGTTTGGATTTGTCTTAAAGTATAAATTTGATTCTGCTGATTCGGCTGGTTCTGCTGATTCTGCTGATTCTGCTGGTTCTGCTGATTCTGCTGATTCTGTTTCAAAATATCTTTTTTATAATAATTAATCGGATCAGATGTAATTGTGAAATTTGATGAATTTGCTGAATTTAAAGAATTTGCTGAATTAGATGAATTAGATGAATTTGAATTATCAGAATCATAATTTGAATCATAATCCGAATTTGAATTTGAATTTGAATTTATGTATAAATTTGTATCGATAAACATTTTTAATAGAATATATTGTTTTATATATAAATATTATTCAAAATATATAAAAATCAATTTTTTATTGGATTAAATATATTTAAAATCTTTAAAATTTGAAATTTGATTATAATCATCCATACGTTCCTGTGATAAATTATTAGTTGTTTTCATTATTTTTGGTATTTGATTAAATTTATTTTGATTTATTGATTCAATCATTATTTTTGACCATTTTTTAAATTTTTTCAGATGGTTATCATATTTAATATCTGTATTGATGATTTCATTTAATACGTCTGTATTGTGTTTTAATTCATCATCTAATTCAATTAGTGGAAAATAATGTTCTTCATTTATTTGTCCAAGTCTAATTTTTTCAATAGTATTTAAATTTTCCGAATTATTCCACACATTTATTTTATTGATATATTTTGTTTTATTATGGTAAATTAATATTTCAACTTGATAAATTCTGGAAATTACCATAAGTAAAAATTCTGTTGGCAATCTTTCCCAAGAATATTTGGAATTTAAATCATAAACCATCATATCATAATCATACAAATAAATTGTTTTTGTTTTGGAATCTTTTATTAATTCAATTTCATTCTGATTGAGAAAAATTTCCTCCAGTGTTAAATTTGGCAAATTTGGAAAAAAACCAACTTCTGTTTTAACTGCGAGTAATAATGCTGCAAGATTTTTTCTAATCATATTACACGGTTTAATTCCCATATCATTATCACCCAATCCCAAAGAACCCAATGATTCAAATAAACAATTCCCAACATTATTTGTAATGGATTTAATATAACAAAAATTTCCAATTATATTTTTTTGAAGCATCTTGATATCAATATTAAGTAAATTTTCATTCCAAATTCCGTGAAAAATCCTTTTTTCATTAGTGTCTAATCGTCTTGATAATATATTTTCCCAAAAATCAATATCATAATTTTCCATATACCATTCCAAACAATCATTATTATTATTATCATTATTATTATTATTATTATTATTATTATTATTATCATTATTATTATTGTTTTCTTGGACGGTTTTATTGTATAAATTTAAAGAATGATTTAAATAATCATTTGAATCATTTTTGTTATTTATTGATTCATATGGTATTAAGCATTCATTAACGGTATCCCAATAGTATTTATTATTATCGATAATTAATATTTTTAACTCATCCATATTTTATTGGCTGTATTTGTATTATCTATATAAAAATAACAATTTATTAAGTTAAATATTCAATTTTTATTTAATTTCAATAATATTCATTGTGTGAGTATTTAATTTATTTTCAAGCACCATACACATATCATTTAATGATTTTAACTCATTCACAGTCAATTCATCATTTGAATTAAAAATTTTATTTTCGGACTGTTCTAATAATTCTAATAATTCGTCAATTGTTTTTGATTCAAACATATCGATATTTGTATTATCAGACATATTTGAAATTTCACCATTAAGAATACTATCAGTAATTTTAATTTCCTCTTTAATTCTTGAATAATTTTTGATAAATTCCTCTTTTTCTTTTTCATTACCTATACTTTCCAATTGATTTAAAAGTTTTTTTATATTAATTTGTCCTACTTGATTAGATATTTCTACTACTGACTTAATCATATTTGCTATGTTTGAATATCTTATAACTTAATCCAACCATACCATCTATAAAATAAATTTCAATTTTTTTTGGCTTAATTTCAATACCGTTTTCAGTATTTATAAAATCCTCAACTGAAGTCAATTCGTTATTTCTAATAATAGTTGGTTTTAAATTGGATAATTTTGTATAGAATTGATTTTTAAGATTAGAATATTGGGCTAATATTTTATTTATTTGATTTGAATATTTTTTAACTCTTAATGTTATTTGTCTGATATCGTATTTTTTAATTATATTCGAATAATTATTTACAATCGCATAATTAAATTTATTTTTTAAATCATTATATTTTTGGATTATTTGGTTTAAAGTATTTTTGTATTTGGTCAAATATGATTTATATTTAAATTGTGTTTCCACAATAAATTTTGCTCCAATTGAAGGAGTTGCAAATTTGTAATCGCATATTTCATCAGTTAATTGATTATCAATTTGATGACCTACAGCACTAATTGTAATAAATTTACTATTTGCCAATTTAATAAGTAAATCCCAATTGGAAAATCCAACCAAATCATCCCATCCTCCTCCTCCTCTTGTTATCATCAATAAATCAATTTGTGTATTGGAATAATTTGATTCAAACCATTCAACTGATTCTATTAGTGATGATGAACATTGAGAACCTTGGACGAGAGAATTTTTTATAATTATTTTGCCGACAAATTTATCTAAATTTAAAGTTTCTAATATATCTTGAATTGCAGCACCCCCTGATGCTGTGATTATACCAATATTGTATGGAAATTTTTTTAATTGTTTTTTCGGTTCTCTTAATCCCATTTCTTTAATTTTAAATCTATATTGTTCATAAATATCCAAATAATCACCTTTTCCGAATTTTACCATAGACCTAATATTAAAGTAAATTCGGAAATTTTTTTTCATAATTCCAAATTTACCTTCGATTTCAAATTTATCTCCAGCTTTAGTGTCCTTAATTGTTGAATAATTTTTATCCATAGTAATTTTCCAAAATATACCCAAAATTTGAAATTCATCCGATTTTATATCTATCCAAGCATGTGAATCCGATATTTTAAATGAAATAATTTCAACAGTGAATTTACAATTAGAATATGAATTATGAAATAACTCATTTACTCCATTATAAACACTCATTATGTTAAATTTTTTTGACATATCCATTTTATCTGTTTTGTCTGTTTTATCTGTTTTATCCAATTCATCTGTTTTATCTGTTTTATCTATTTTATCCAATTCATCTGTTTTATCTGTTTTATCTGTTTTATCTGTTTTATTCATATTATTTACTAATTTAATATTTTTTTCTGATTTATTTCCAAATAATTCCCTAAATTCATCTGATAAATTATCTTCGTCTGAAATTATCTTTGTTGATTTTTTATTATTAGACGAATTTTTTTTAAAAATATTTTTATCGTTATTGTTTTTATGAATCATTTTTATAACCAAATTACTTATTATGATTATAAATCAATTTTTATTTTTATACACATCTCTATAAGAGACGTTTAATAGTGTGTAATAATGCATAATGCTATTAAATAATGTATAAGATTATTTAATAAAAATGAAAAGTATTTTTATTCCCGAATTGATTTATTTGAAACTCTTGATTTTTCAAATTTACCAACATTCGCCATTAAATCCCGAACTGATTCTATTTTTTCTTCATTAAAAGGAGGGTAAAAGAAATCATTAATATAAATATTTACGACAATTTCATTTTGTGTAATTAATTTAAATAACATTTGTTTAAAATCATCATCATAGATTACTTTATCATATTTAATTACGACTGGACAAATTGTCTCACCGACATAAAAAGCACCAGTTCTAAATCTAATTAATGTTTCATTATTAGCAAATGCTCCTTCTGGAAAAATCGCAATTTTTTTTTGTTCGTTTAAATATTCCTTAATTTTTTCAACCATATTTGTATCTACACCCCTTTTAAAAATTAGTAATTTTAATTTAGTTGCTATAATTTTTCCAATGTCAGTTTGATTGATAAAATCACTCGAAACAAATCCACATCTAAATAAATAATAAATAATTACGGAATCAAGATAATGCGAATGATTTGAAATTATAACTAATTTATTTTCATTATCCTTTTTATTTTTCCAAGTTATTTTATTATTTTTAATAACAATTGGATTATTTTTTGTATTATCAATTATATTAATTTTAATATTAAAACTTGAAAAAATATATTCGACTGTATTTAATAAATCTTTTTCCGTATTTGCAATAATCAATTTATTCATTAATGATGTAAATTTAACAGCACTTAATGGTAAAATCATATAATTAATCGATGCTGAATTGTCAATTTTAATTGATTTCATATCAATTTTGTATTGGTGATATTTTTTTTTCGAATAAATTTTATATTCGGTCAATACAGTTGTAATATTATTTTTACAAAAAGGACATTTCATATGGTCTTTAAATGATTTATCTATATGATTTATCTCATTTGTATTTGTTAATTGTTGTTGAGATGGTGTGGAAAAATTATTTTTATTATTAGTGAATAACTTTTTATATTGATATTTTAGTATATAGTCATTAAAGCAATTTTCATGAATTATATGACAACACGGCAATATATATAATAATTTCCCCCCAATACATAAGGACTTTGAACACAAGCAACTATAATTTACAAGTATATTTTGGTCATTTGACTTATTTAATATTGAATTTTTTGTATATGAAAAATATTTGTTATCTTCCATTCAATATATTATGTTTTAGTATTATATCATATATTTTATATTATAATTTTTATATAAAATTATAATGTAAAATTAAATAAATGAAATTTTTTTTAAATTTTTCTTGTAAAATTACCCCTTTTTCTTATTTGTTTTAAAATATTATTTGCCTTATCTAAATCATTATTTTGTGCTTTAATAATTTTATCTTGTTCCATATCATTATATGCGATTTCATCACGATAACTTTTATTATCAATTATTTCAGTTTTAGTTGTGCCAGTTTTAATAGTTAAATCCAATCCAGAATTTTCCATATTGCGTGTTTGATTTATTTGTTCTTCTTCTAATATACTTTTTTCTTTATTATCATTTATCATTTGATTTAATGCGTTCTTCCTTTTAACTATTGAACCAATTAATTTATCAATTTTATTTTTATCCTTCAGATCACAATTTGGTATATCGGTTTGTGTAATTATTTTATTTGGTTGTGTAATTATTTGATTTGATTGTGTTTGATTAGTATTATTATTTTGGTAATTTTTATTGGTAATATTTTTTTCTATAATATATTCGGACATATTATCAGAATTATCTGAATCATTATTATTTTTATTTTGGATATTTTTACTTGAGATTTTTTTGCTTGAGGATTTTAAAACAAGATTTAACTTGTCAAAATCTATAGTTTTTAATTTAAAATTATTTTCCATAGATACTTTTTGTATTTTATTTAATTTATTTTCTAAAATATTTATTTTTTCTTCTTGAAGTGTAAGTTTATTTGTCAAATCAACGATAATATTAGAAGTATATTTAAGAGCATCTATTAAAATTTTAGTTTCATTATTTTCCTGTTCTTCCATTTAATAAATTTATTTAGATAATATATTTATAAAACAAATGTATTTATATAAAAATTTTAATTATAATTATGAAATTTTTATAATATAAAAAACTTTATTGGATTTATTTAATTGTTATAACTGAATAAAAATATGCGTAAATTTAAGGAAACTTTTATATATATATTAATTAAATGTTCACAATATTTAATATAATTAATTATATAACGGGTAAATATATTCCCCTAACACTATTAATTTTAATAACCATTGGCATATATTATTATATTATTACAAATTATGATGTATTTTCTAATGATTATTATCTAATAATTTTATTGATTTTAATGCTATTAGATATTACAAGTCTAATTATAATTTTTATTTATGGGGATTTTTTAGGTATGGATTCTAATGTAAATATTATTGAAAACATAAAAAATATAACAGATAATAATGAAAAAAAAGATAAGAAGGATAAGAAGGATAAGAAAGGCAAAAAAGATAAAAAAGATAAAAAAGTAAAAAATGATAAAAAAGTAAAAAATGATAAAAATGATAAAAATGATAAAAATGATAAAAATAGTGATGATAATAAAGTTGTTAATAATACCACAAATACTAACAAAAATAAAGAAATAATATCAATTTACGATAATAATAATCAAGGGTCAATTCATACATTTAACAAGTTCTGATTAAATATATCTAATTCAAATAATCATCCAAATTATCATCTAAATTATTATCCGAAACATCATTTGCTTGATTAATAACTTTATTAATAGCAATTTCTTGTTTAATATTAGTTAAATTTGTTTGAGCAGTTTGAGCAGTTTGAATAGTTTGATTTGTTTCAATTGTTTGATTTGTTTGAGTTGTTTGAGTTGTTTCAATTGTTTGAGCATTTTCATTGGGTTGTTGAACTAAATTTGGATTTAAATCTGGTTGATTAATTTGTTTCATCATTTCGGTTATTTTTACAATCGCATCAGAATAATTTGAATTATTTTGAGTATTTTTTTTAATTACATTATTAGTTCTCAACATTTTTTGTTCATTTTGTTTATTTTTAAGTCTTTGACGTAATTCGTTTCTATATTGTTCTTTTTCTTGTTCATTCATATCTTTAAGTTCTTTTTTGGGGATTTCATTCAAAGTTGTATTAGATGATAACTTACTAATTAAATTATTGCGTTCTTTTGCGGTCATTTTAGGTTGTTTATTTTTACCATCTAATCCCCCAAAGGAAGTTAATAATTGATTAAGCATTTGTAAGTCATTTTGATTGATTGAAGAATCCAAACCAAGATTTTTAAGTAAATTAGCGTCCATTTGTGATATTTATTGTTATTAATATATTATTGTTTATAATAAATTTAAATCAATTTTTTTATAATATTAAAAAAATATATTAAGGTAAGATTTTTTTCATCAGCAGTAAAAATATAATAGATTTTTATTATATATAATGGTATTTACAAATCCAAACGCAATTTCAAACTCTGCTAATGCTAAATCTTATACAAATATAAGATCTAAAATACATATGTTAAATTTAAATTTAATAGATAATGGCAACATATACAATAATTTTTTAAATAGTCAATTTAATGAACAATTTACATCGCCAAATTCCAATAATACAAATAATGTTTCAAATGATAATGATTTTATAAAAATATTACAAAATCAAAAACTTCAAGCTAAATTTGGCAAATTATACCAAGATTAAATAAATTAAATGAATTAAATGAATTAAATGAATTAAATAAATTCTTCTACTAATTTCCACATCCTTAAATATACAATTACATATTATATTTAAGTAATTTTAATTTTTTTTAAGGACAATGTCATAATAGTTTGATTTATTTTTAACAATCGAGTAAATAATTGGTTCAATATCATCGGAAAAATTTAATTCCGAACAAATATCATAATATAGCGAATTAATATCAAATATAAAATTTTTTGTTAATATCGACATTACATATGAACTAACTTCTTCAATCAAATCTGAAAATGGTTTTTTAAAGTCAATTAATTTGGATTCTTTTAACAATCTAAATTTTTCCGAATATCCATCATAGTTATTTTTAATATCTTTAATAATGAATTTATTAAAGTTTTGAATTGATTCTGATATTCGGTCAATTGAATAAGCAGATTGGATAAGAAATAATACAATAAAATATAATGAATCATCTGAAGTATAAATAATTTTATTATCAACTTTAACAATATAACCTAATTTATCAATAGTTCTAATTTTATCAAATAATGGTTCATTAAGAATTTCGCTAACAAAACTCATAATTAATTTTGATTTAATTATTTTTTTGGTTATTTTAATATCAATAATATTTTTAAGATTTGAATTATATGATAAATTAATTTTATCACCACATACCCAATATCTTATTATGCAATTATTTACTTCATTTGGATTTGTATCAAATGAACTTATAGTATGATTTTTAAATGGCAATCTTTCATCACTATTTGGTAAAATATCTTTGGATAAATTTATTGTATTTGGCAGAATTAGGTATTTATTAGGATTAAGTTCCAATAAATCAATAATCCCATTAATATATTGGTCATTTCTAAAATCATAATTGTCTTGGGGTATATTATTTAAAGAAAATCCATTTTTTTTAATTCCAACTAACAAATAATATTCATATGAATATTTAAGACAATCGCTAATCTTCAAAATAAATTTTTTCCAAGTTAATTCGGTAAGAAAATTTAATTTTTCTTCTGGTAATAAATTATTATCCAATAAATATGACATATATTTTGAGCAAATTGTATAAGGTGAATTATATTTAAAATTATTTATGTATTCTATCATATCTCGTATAATTTCATTAAAATATTTTTCTGATTTTTTATTATTATATAATATGATGTCCGGATATATATATTTTGCTATATGTGCGATAAAATAATACAATTCATATTCAATTCCTATAAAATTATATATTAGATAATCCCTATAAACATCCATATTAAAACTTAATTTATAATTTCCAGTTGTTTCCAAATAATAATTTAATACTTTATTACATATTTCTTCATAAATTCCAATTAATATTTTATTAGTTTTATCAAGCAATAATTCATTTTTTCTTATAATAGAAATCGAACCAATTGGTTTGTCATATTTATTATATTCTAATAAAAAAACTTCTCTTGATAATTTTTTGGAAACATAAACTAACTCTGGGACACTTGATTTGCTAAAATTCATATTTGGGGTATTATTTTTGATTATAAAATTTTTTATTCCAATAATATTTTCAAAATTATATTTTACATCATTAATATTATTGATTTTTTCATCTTTTTCATCTTTTTCATCTTTTTCATCTTTTTGAAATACCATTTTTTCAATTAAATATGAACTTGAATACCATTTTGATTTAATGAATTTATTTTCGGGAATATTTTTAAAATTAATGTTTGTTGTTATTTTAATTTTAACGCTATTGAGAATGCTAATATATTTTTTAAATATACTTTCGTCATACGTTGGAACTTTATAATTTCTAACAATTGCTTCAGACATTTTACCTTTAATCATATTTTCAACAACATAATTTGATATTGAAACTGGGTCATTTGTTGAATCATATAATAATTTTAAAGTTTTAATTTTTTTATAATTATCGTAAATTTTAATAAATTCATCCTCGGATATATTTGCCATCTCTTTTAGTAATTTCATAATCAAATTATAAGATTTAAATATTTTATTGGTATCGTCATCAATCATAATTAATTGTATATTTATATTTGCGGAAAAATCATAATAATATTCAATATTCGTAGATATATTTTTAACAATATCTGTTTCTTTTAAATAATAAGCAACTGAATCATAATATTCCGTCCCAATTAAATAATTAATAAATTGTATCAACTGATATTCAACTAAATTTGTCTCAATAACATCCATAATTAAATAACAATTAACAATTAAATAATCAGATGAGGAATTATAAAAAATTAAATTATCTTCTATTAATTTTAATTCGTCTTTTTTAAATCTGGTATTTTTATCGGGTGATAACTTTGATGGTATTGATTGAAAAAAATCCAAATATTCACTAATCATTTGGTCAATACTTTTTGAATCGACAACACATACATATAAATTATCACTTGTGTAATATTGGTTATAAAAATCAAAAATATCTTTTTTTGTTATCTTATTAAGACTTTTTAAATTACCAGTTCCGAATTTTTTATATTTACTATCTGAAACAATAAAATTTTTAAAAATATCATCCATAATCCAATTATCATCAAGAATATTTTTATTATGTTCTGAATCAATAATCTCCATTTCTGATTTAATGTGTGATTCATTAAGAAGTGGTGCACGAAAAAACCAAGATAACATTTCAATACCTTTTTTTAAAAATGATGTTTCCAAAGCCAAATAATAACAAGTCATATTATCAGAAGTAAATGCATTATCAGACCCACCATTAATTTGTATATATGAATGATAATCATTTTGTTCTGGATATTTTTCATTACCCATAAATAATAAATGTTCTAAAAAATGGGCTGTTCCTGGATATGTATCTTGTAAATATCCAGCACCTACAGCAATAGAACAAGATGAAATATTTATATCTGGATCAGAAATAAACATAACCTTTATTTTGTTTTCTAACTCTAAACCTTTTATATTTCTTTTATCACTAATTGACGTTTCTATATCAAAATATTGAATTTTATTCATAATTATAATTATAATATATATAATTATAATAATATTTAAATATGGAAATTAAAAATATGGTGATATCTACCCAAAATATATTGGAGGAATCAAAAAGATTAATTTTGGAAAAAAATAAAAAATACTATAATGATGTGTTGGATTTTATGAATTTGTTATTTGAAGATGATGCTAAAAATATATCAAAAATTAAATTTAAAAAAATAACACTAAATGATATGGTCTTTAAATTATATAATGAAATAATTCTAACATATAAATTAGATAAACCGACATTTGATATTGATAATTTTAACCTTGATGATATAAAAGATATGGACGAGATAAAAAAAATATTTTGTGATATTGCTTTTAGAATTTCAAATAATTTATTGGAAAAACTTAACTATAAATTAAAACAAAAAATCAATCGGGATGATAATAAGACAAAATTCATTTTAGAATATATGTAAGATGTAAGATGTAAGATGTAATTATCTTGATATAATGATTTATAGCAAAAAAATATATTAACAAATCATATAAAAATATGGCTATTATGTATAATTAAGTATAAATAATAATATGATTGAAAATATATTGACAAATTATAATATTGGTTTTAAAAACTCTCAATTAGACCATGAAAAAATATCAAAAAGTAAATTATATTACAAAATATATAATAATAAAATATCAGAACCATTACATAAATTTTGGTTTAGTGTTCCAAATATAAGATATTCAAATAATTATTCGGATTTTAATACAATTAGGTTTTTAATGAATAATAAAAATGAAAATATATCAAATCTAATAAAATTCATTAAGGATATTGGAAATAATTTAATTGAAAAATTTAATTCATCATTTGAAAACGTCTCAATAGACTATCCGTGGAAAGAATCAGAACAATACCCATATATTTTTTCTTTTTTTACAAACAATACAACTCTATTTGTTGATTTAGAGGGTAATGAATTGAAATACGATACATTAAGTTTCGAATCAACTTATTCAATAATATTTGAAATTTCAAATATTCGCATAATGCCAATTAAAATGGAAACATCCGAATCCAATATAATAAAAATAAATCTTGTATTATTATTAATAAAACAAGATGAAAAAAAGGATTTAAAAAAATATTTATTCACTACATCACAATTTAAAAAAAATCCTAATTCTAATTATAATCGTGATTGTGATTGCGATTTCGATGAGCAAACTGAATTAAACCAAAACAAAATTAGTAAATTTAATACAAATTCTAATCCAATTATACATAGATTACCATTTTTAAATGATATTGCAGGTGGAGTATCCCTAAATACTGTGAAAAATAGCAATTTGGGCGAAATTAAACATACTCAATCAAATAATAAATTAATTATAAATACAGAACAAATATTAAAAATAAAAAATGGATTAAAAAAGGTTGAATTGAAAAAAGTTGAAATAAAAAAAGATAATTTGAATGATGAAGTTGATGGGGAAAATTCTGAATATTTAGAACAAAAAAATAATTTAAAAAAAGTTAAAACAAAAGAAAAATCACTATTAAAAACTTTACAAAAAAAACATAAAAAAAGTGATAAAAAAAATTCCAATAATAAACATAAAATAATATCGGAAAATTCAAATTTTGATTTGGAATTAGAAATAGAAAGAGAAAGGGAAAGGGAAAAAGAATTAGAGAAGGAATTAGAAAAAGAATTATTTTAATTTTTTCTATAATGTAATTTTTATTTGGTAAAATATTAAATATATATATAATTATATACGTAATTAATATGAATTCATCTGAAATTATATCAGAACAAATACAACATGCAGTTTCACCAGGTTATAATTTAAATTTTAAAACTGTATTTTTAGTCGTAATTTTGATTTGTGCTTGCTGTTTATTAAGTATCGGTTATAACTTTGATATAAGTAAATTATTTGAATCTGGAACAAGTATGGTTGCTTGTGGTGTATTAGTGGCATTTTTATTTTATGTCTTGTATGAATTTTTTAAATCAGATACTTGTGAAGATTTAAAACAATCCGGATGGAACAGACTTAAATCATCCGCAAACATCGGAACAAATTATTTGGGTGAACAAGTAAATAGATCCTTTATGAATAACCGCCCCCAATACATCGGTTTAAACCCTTGAAGATTTAAAATGCCGATTTTATTATTATTTAAAAATTTATTTATATATATTTATAATAATGTCTAAACATAATTATAAAAAATTATATGAAGAAGCCATTTTTGACAAAATTAATCTTGAAAAAATAATCGAAAAAAATAATATTGAATTTGAAAATATCAGGAAAAATATTGATTATAATAATATTAATTATAAAGAACTATATGATAAATTATTAATTGAACATAATGAACTTAAAGATAAATTAAAAAAATATACATCTCCCGAAAGAAATAAAAAGTATTATGAAAAAAATAAGGAAAAAATAATAGAAAAAGTAAGAGCTAATCAAAAAAAATCATCTTCCGAAAAAATTAAAGAATATAATAAAAAATCATATCAAAACAGAAAATTAAAAAAACAATTAGAAGAACAAAATAATATTATTCAAGAAAATGAAAATATTAAAAATATATAAAATATTTTTTATTACACATTAAAAATATATTTAATATTTTAATGCGTTAATTAAATTAATTTAAAAATATAATATTATTATATATTATAATATGAAAATCAAAAAACCTCCCGATATAATTGGAGATTATTTTAAATGTACTAAACTGTCCTTGAAACATGTATTAAAAAATCCTGAAATTAATTTGGAAAAAATAAATAAAGCTGTTATGACATGTAATAAAATTGTTATACATACATTATTATTTATGAAACTTTATTTATTAGATTATTTTGGAAAGAATAATAAATTACCAATTATAAACAAAGAATTTGTTAATGCTTGTCTTAAAACTATGTGTAATGATGCTACTACAGGAAAACCACCAAGTGAAACGACAGTTAAATTGAAAGAAGAATTAAAAACATTTTACAATAAACATTATAAACCTTTAATTAAAGATGAAAATTTATCCTATACAAATCTTAATACTGTTTTAGATTATTTATCTAATGATATTGTTACTATGTATGAAAATAATATTAAGCTACATTTTATTGATTATGTTGAAAGGTATATAAATGTTATTTGGTATAAGAAAGAAACTTTAGAATTAATTAAAAAAGATTTAAAAAATAAAACAGATGAAGAAATAAAAAATAATTTAATTAATTATTTTTGTAAAAATATTAGACATTTTAAAGAAGATATATTTAATATTAAAGATAAAAATTATAAATCATATGTAAAATATCATAAATTAATTGAGGATACTAAAAAAATAATTTTACCAAATAAAGAAAAGTTTGATAAAGATAGTATTCATTATGATTTACAATCTAATACTCAAGATTATTTACCTTGTATGATTAGCATGATGAAAACAATTGAAGAAAAAGGATTAAAAATTAAAAATGTTTTTCCTTTAAGAAGTGATATTACAGGTCATTTTATCAAATTAGACACAACAACTATAGTTCATTTACTATTTACAGAAAAAAATGGAAGTAAAAAATATTATACCCAAAATGGTAATTTGATTAAATTTGAAGATAAAATATGGGAATTTTTTTTTAGAACAGAAAAAAAATGTTTTAAGAAAACATGTTATACTTTTCATCACATGATATTAACAGATGGAGTTGGTTGTAATATCTTATTTAAGAGAAATGATTTAGTAGGTAAAAGAGTTCCCAATAATAAATATACAACACCAGAAGAATATATTGATGAATTAAATGATTATACAAAATTAAAAAATAAAAGTATTGTAGGTGTGGACCCGGGAACTTCAGATTTACTCTTTTGTGTTAATAATGATAATAAAGATGCAAATGAATTTAGATATACTCAAAATAGCAGAAGAAAAGAATGTAAAATAAAAAAATATCAAAAGATTATATTAAAATTTAAAGAAGAAAAAATAGAAAGTAAAACAGTTATTGAATTAGAAACAGAATTGTCAGTTTATAATAGAAAAACTTTGAATATTGAAAAATTTAAGGATTATATTAAAAATAAAATGGAACTTAATAATAAATTATATAAATTTTACGAAAAATATATTTTTAGAAAGTTAAAACTTAATGGTTATATAAATAAAAAAAAACATGAACAAAAATTAATTAAAAATTTTGAAAAAATATTTGGAGAACCCGAAAAAACTATTATAGCGATTGGTGATTGGGCTCAAAAATCAAGTATGATATCATTTGGTAAGGAGCCGACTAAGGGGAAAGGATTTAGAAATTTATTTAGACAAAATGGTTATAAAGTTTATTTAGTTGATGAATTTAGAACCAGTTGTAGATGTTCTAAATGTGAAGGCGGAGAATGTAAAAAATTTATGAAAAGGAAGAATCCAAAACCCTATAAATCAGGAGAAATTCTCGTACATGGTTTACTACGTTGTAAGAACTGTAAAACTATGTGGAACCGAGATGTAAATGGCGCTACAAATATTTCTAAAATAGCTAAAAATGCTATTTTAGAAAAATCAAGACCGAAATATTTATGTAGAGAAGGAAATAAAAAAGAAGAAAAAATAGTAAAATCTACAAAAATAAAGGTAAATAAAAGCACTAAAAACAAAAAATCAGACACTGTTGACGCTGTTGTCTAAATCATAATTTACATTTAACCTTAAGATTTGATTTGTTAAAAATCGGCATTTTAAATCTTCAAGGGTGTAAACCCCATCTCAAACCCAATCTCAAACCCAAGCTTAATCCCAAGCTCAATTCCGGCTCAATATCCAGCTTAAACATCCACATAAACCCTGTCTAAATTTAACTTCTAATTTATTAAATTTAACTTCTAATTTATCAAATTTAACAATAAAAAAATTATTTTAAATCACTTATCATAGTAATAAGTTTTAATAATTGTATATATTCATTTGCACCATCATTTATATTTTTTTCAATATTACTCATTTCAAACAATATATTTGCTTTTAATTTATCATCTAAATCATCACTCAATATAATATATTGAATGATTTTATTAATAACTGAATTAAAAATATATCCTTTATTAATAATTTCTTTGGTAATTTTGATTACATTTAAAATATTTCCATCAGATTTAACATTTAATATATAATTATCCATTGCTTCTTGTGATATATATTTACATATATCATAAATGTCATTTTTTGTAATGGCTTTTTCTTTACAAATATTATTTTTTATATATTTAATATTTTGTAGCATTAATATACCTTTTCTTAAATCCCCATTTGATATCTCACTCACACATTCTAACGCATCTTGATTTATAATTATATTTTCATTTGTGGAAATCCATTTAAGTTTATCTATCATACTTTCTTTATTAATTGGTTTAAATCTAATTTTAACACATCTACTATTGATTGGTTCAATAATTTGATTTATGTAATTACAAATGAAACAAAATCTTGTTATATTTGAATTTTCTTCCATAACTTTTCTTAATGCTGCCTGTGCTTCTTTTGTCATTGCATCTGCTTCATCTAAAATTATTATCTTATAATCCGGACACAAATATTTTGGATCTTTTGTTCCGATAGCAATTTTTGTAAATTCTATAATTTTACCCCGAACAATATTAATACCCCTTTCATCAGAAGCATTTAATTCAATAACTCTTTCATTAACTCTAACTGGACCAAATAATTCATTAGATAAGGCTAATATTAAACTTGTCTTTCCAGTCCCAGGACTACCATATAATAATAAATGTGGTAATTCACCGGTCTTTAATGTGTTATTTAATATACTTATTGATTCATTTTGGGAAACTATTTCCGATATTTTTTTGGGTCTGTATTTTTCTATCCAGGGTATTTTATCCCTATTTAAATTACTATTCATTATATGAAATATTATTAGTAATAAATATATTCTATCTACTTAAATTATTTATTATGTTTTAATATCAATTTTTTAACAAATAATATTTATAAAAATATAACTCGTTTTTTTCGTTTAATTATTTCCAATATATAAATTATATAAATTATATAAATTACATTATAAAATGAATATTAAAAAAAATGATTTTATGGGAGATATATATACATCATATGGACCTTTTGTCGGAAAAATTTGCGAAAATACAAATACATTATTATCCAAGGATAATATTATAGAATCCCTAACAAGTTCAATAAGTGAAAATTCATTAGGTGAAAATTCATTAAATGCAAAATATCAAAATGTAGCAGAAATTGATTATAATAAATATTCTCCAAAAGAACCAACGCAATCAAATAATGCAAACACATTCAAAACACCAAAAACAATCAAAACACCTAAACAAAATAACATAATTTTTTGCGATAATTTAAAAACGGGCGGAGAAGTAAATAAAATAGAAGTAAATAAAACAGAAGTAAATAAAACAGAAGTAAGTAAAATGGAAACAGAACCATTAATAAATAATACTTTAAATGAAGAAACCGGATTTTTTAATTATAAAGTAATGATATTTAACCATAAAATATCTATTTGGATTTTAATTTTAATATTACTTGTTGTAATCTGTATTGGTTATTTTATTTATAAATATTGGTATTATAAAAATACAAATATGATTACATATGTAAAAAATGATAAAAATTTAGAAAAAATGTCTTCAAATGATTTATCAAATGATTTATCAGATAATTCGTCAAATGATTCATCTGATGATTCATCTAATGATTCATCTAATGATTCATCTAATTCAAGTGATTTATCAAACAATTCATCTAACAATAACCCAAATAAAAAATAATTTAATTTTCAAAATGAAAAATCTCATCAGTATCATTTTTATTTGAAGATATTGATTCTCTATCTACTAATTCAGTTAAATTATTTATTTCATCTGAACTATCATTATTATCATTATTATCATTATTATCATTATTATCATTATTATTTGTATGTGTATTCAAATTCGTATTCGTATTTGTATTCGTATTTGTATTCGTATTCGTATTCGTATTATGAAAATCTTCACTAATAATTATTTCCTTATTTTTATCAACCACATAATATTTATCAGAATAGAATGTTGGATTTTTATTTAGTCTCTTAAAAAATCCTCCATTATTTGAATTAATATATTTATTAAAATAATTTTTATCACTGTATTTATTAGTGAAATCATTCGAATCAAAACTATTAGATCTTGTTTTCTTATATCCATATGTTTTTGAAAAAACATATTTTTTATTTATTTTATTATAACAAACATCTAAAAAATTATTATTTTTATCAATGTAATCTTCATCTACATTAAGTTCTAATAATCTTTTTTTTAACTCGAGAAAATTTGGTTTAGACCAAGATGGTTTATTTAAAAAATTTTCACATTCTTTTTTATAATCACATTCCGTATAATATTTCTTAATAATATCAAATTTATCATATTGGGATTGTGAAATCATTTTTGTGTAATCCATATCATTAGATACATAATCTTTTAATATTTCCAAAGAATCCAAATAATTTTTATTTAGTTTGAATGTTCCATAATCAGTGCCTAATAATATTGAAAAATCGACCAAATTATCAATTTCAAAACAAATATATTTACCATATATACTCGTTAATAAAATTTCAATACTTATCAATAATTTTTCAAGTTCTATTACGGTAAATTGTTGGTTTATTGATTTTCTCATTAAAATTGGAGAACCAAAAACTAACATATCGGAATCATCCGAAATTATTCCGTAAATATTCGAATTGTTTTTTAACATATATGCACAAAGAGGGTCTGCTTCCCCTTCTGCCTTAATTACAGGTAATCCTAATAATTGGAGTATCTGTATCCAATCTTTTATATAATAATCTTTCATAACAATAGATTTTTTATATATTTTTTTATATTCTTCTTGAATATTATTTATTTTTAAAAGTTCTTCTTCTAAATTAATAGAATCACTTGGAGGTGTTCCAAATACAAAATCATTATCGTTTTTTTCAATTTGTTCCTCTAAATCTGTAATGTTATCACCCGATACAAAATTTATATATTCGTTCAAGTTATCTTTTTGTTCTTGTAATTCCTTTAATTTATTTAAATTATCTTTTAAATTCTTTTTTCTTTCTTCTATTTTCTTTTTTTTTATTTCTGGTGTTTTGCCATCAAAAACAAAAATTGGTATAATATCGTTTTTTAAATAATATGTCAATGAATTAATTAATCCGTGAATATGGGAAATATTTTTCCCATCGAGTGTTAATACTTCCTTATCTCTCGATCTCATATATATTAATTGTGAATATATATGTTGCATACCATCAATTATACACGATTTTCCCTTAATTTCATTTATTCCAATTGTGTTATACACATCTGGAAAATTTTTATTTATAAATTTATATAATCCGTCAACTCCCATTAATTATTCTAATTATAATATTGTATAATAAATTCTTTTCTATATTGTTTTTAATATTTATATTTTTTTCCATAAATGTATTTTTTATACGTGTGAGCGATTTATTGCACATTGTACTGCTATACGTTATGTTATTTAATATTGTATTGTATTGTATTATATTCTAATATATTATTTTGTATTTTCAATTATTTTCAATATTAAATAAAAATTGATAAATCTTCACAATATATCTAAATAACATAAACAGAATAATATAACAAAATAATATAACAGTAAAAATTATATATGATAATAATTGTTTAATAACTCAATAAATTTAATGAATTTAAATGCAAATAAACATAGCGAATTAATTTTAAATAATTATGAAATGAAGAATCCAAATGCTCCTTTATCCGAAATAAAAAAAAAAAATAACAAATTATATTTAGATGAACTTGAAAAACAAAATGATATTTTATCCCTGAATGATTCATTTGACAATTTACTGAAATTTTCAGATGAATATGATAAAATAAATAAATTGTCAAGCATACTTGATAATTTATTTGTATCTAATAACTCATTTTTAATTAAATCAAATGATACTAATAATATTAATGATATACAATATGTTATTTTTAATCATATTTATGAAAAGGAATTTGAACGTGGAAATATAGAATATAAAAGATCCTTAGAATCTTATGATCTTAATGATAAAACCAATAAATTAATTAGACAAATACATTGGAGAATATATGAGGGTGTTGTAAATACTGATAAAGAATGTTGTTATTATATTATTGGTATTGAAGATTCTGGGCGTCCTTCTTTTTTAACAAAAAAAGAATTATTGGATTCATTATATTTTATACAAAAAAGCATATCTGATACTGAAATCACTTATTCATATTTATATGTTAAAAATACATTATTGGATTTTGAATATATTATTGTAAAATTTTGTCTTTTAGAAACAAATTGTATGGATTATTTTTAAATTAAATAGAATTAAATAATTTATTTAATATATTTAATATAACATTTGATATCTTGGATGGAAGAACAAAAAAAAATATACTATAATAATAATAATAATAATAATGATGATGATAATGATAATAAAATAATTGCGTTATTAATTATATTATTAATTGCAATTTTTATACTAATACTAATAAAATATATAATTCCAAATTACTCGAATTATTTAACCATATTAAATTCGAAAGAAGGATTTAAAAGTGTAAAAAAATACAATTTAGGAATAATGGCGATTTTTAAAAATGAACAAGATTATATGGAAGAATGGTTAAATCATCATATTTCTCAAGGTTTTAATCAAATTTATTTATATTGTAATGATCCGAATATTAAAGCATATACATATTTATCAAAATATCAATATTCGCAATATATTAAATTAATTGATTGGGTTGATAAAAAAAATATTGGATCACAAACTATTCAAAGACAAGCATATTCACATTGCGTAAAAACGTATTCACACCAATGTCAATTTTTATTAATGTTAGATTTAGATGAATTTGTCGTCCATATTAATCCACAATTATTAGTATCAGATTATATTAATGAATTAAAATTAAAACAAAATTTTGACGATATAAAAGCATTTAAAATTCAGAGATATGATTTTGGTTCAAATGGACATATTACAAAACCAGATGGTTTGGTAATGAAGAATTATTTATTGCATGAAAAAACATGTTCAAGTTTTAAAACCCTTGCCAATACCGATTATATTGATAAAAGTAAGGATTTTTTTGGTGTTCATGATTATAATTATCAAAGTGGAAAAAATGGCAAGGTATTTAATAGTTATTTTGGATATGGTGAAACTGGATTTCCAAATTCCTGTAAGCAAAATTCAATTAATGAAATTCCCCTTGTAATAAATCACTATTATACAAAATCATATCAAGAATATTTAAAAAGATGCGAATTGTGGAAAGAAGGAGGAATAAATCCAATCGGACATAGAACAGATTGTGAAAATAAATTTAAATCCCGTGATGTAAATGAAGTCAGTAATTATTAAAAAAATTGAAAAAATATATATTTGATTAAATATTATAAATTATATTATACTTAAATTGAATGATGCCTAATAAAAATGTCTTTGATAAAATACAATTATTTAATATGAATAATACAAATAATACAAATGATCATCAATTTATTATAGATAGGGATTTTTGTTTGGTGTGTGAAATTGTTAGCTCAAAATATTGTCACGATATAATAAAAAAGATAATTTATCCAAATTACAAAGACCTTTATTATTTGGATTCAAGTGATAAATGTTGGAAAAATAAATTAGACAATAGCATTATTGAATATAAAAATATAAAAAATATTTTCAATAATTTTATAAAAAATCTCACGAAAAAAATATTATATATTATCTATATTTCCAATATAAAAAAACAAAATGAAGATTCAACAAATCCTGATTTATCAAATATAGAAAAAGCCAATTTCGATCATTGGTTAGTATCATATAAAATGATATTGAGCACATATAGATATTTTTCAACAATTCAATGGAATAATGCTTTAGATAAATATACGCGAGAAATATTTTATACCTAATGCCTAATAACTAATGCCTAATACCTAATGCCTAATGCTTAATGCTTAATGTTTAGTTAATTCAAAAGCAATATTTTTGCAAATTAATCTTGTTTTCTTTTGGATACATTTTACTTCTTCATATATTTTCATTTGTTCTTCCAAAAACAAATCCAACCCATTAAATATTATTTTTGATTCGGGATTTAATGCGATTGATGAAACTAAACAACTTAATAATTGGACTGATTTTTCAACGTGTTCATAATATTCTTGTGTTTCATTTGGTTTATATGTGATATTTTTTTTTAAATCATTGATGATGCTTGACATAATTTTATCCTCAATGATTTTTTCATTATATAATGTACTTATTAAAATCATTACTCTATCGGATTTTTCTTTAGACCATTCACTTGAATCAAAATCTATTGAACTTACATATTCTTTTTTAACTTCTGTTAATAGTAATTTTCTAAAATAAATTTTATCATTATCTGAAGTCACAAAATAAAGAGATAAAAATTCCTTACATAAGGCAGCAACTAATGGTCTAATTAAATCATTGTCTCTTTTAATTTTTTGAATACACTGATAAACTAATTCATTCAATTCGTCATTTGTTTGAAAAACAATATCTCTTATCGAACTAACTACTTTTGATAAATTGTGTTGATTTAATTTATTTAAATATCCAATAATTTTTGCTTTCGTTGTATCTTCTTTAATAATCTTATTGAATACTTGTGTTGTATTTCCTTTTGCCGTTTGTTGTGATGCCACGTCTTCAAATGAAAAATTTTTAAAAAATGTATCTACTTCATTATTTTGATTTGTATTTGAATCCAATTTTTCAAATAATTCAGTTGGATTATAAACATAGTAAGTTTGAGTATTCATTTTTGCGTATATTAATATATATATTAATAATTTTATTTTTTAAATTCAATTTTTTTTAATATTTAAATAATATACACAATGTATAAGGAAAAATACTTAAAATACAAAATAAAATATATTGGATTAAAAAACAATCTTGAAAATAAAAATATTACACCTTTTTCACTGAAAATTTTGACACTTAATTATTCAGTTTTTTCTTCATATTTATTTATAAAATCATTGGCTTGTATAAATAAATAATTACGATAATTTTCCAAATGTTCTTTAGATACTTCATTTTTAATTGTTATAATCTATATCATTAAAATTTATTTATTTATCTTTGTTTTATTTAATTTTTCCGCTTCTTTTTTAATTGCTTCTTGCATAAACTTTTTCTTTTCGGAAACTTTTGCTTTTGCAGTATTAGCACCAGTTCCAACACCTTTAACAATTCTATTACGATTTGAACCATAAAATTTTGATTTAACTTCGGCTAAATCAGTTTCTCTTTTTCTAAACACGTATAATCTATTTAAGAAAGAATATCCATAACATTTTTTATTAATATCTGTTGGTGTATAATAATTATATATATCTTTAAAAAATTTAATTGTCATACCTTCTTCTTCTTCCGAACCAATATGCAAAAATTCCCTATTATCATTAAATAGACTTTCAAAATCATAAGATTCAACCAATTCCATTGAACATTTTTCCTTAAGTGATTTTGTGATAAATTCGGGATAAACTAAATATTCAGTTTGATAGACGTCATCATCGAATAACCAACCCATATGGACATCTAAAGCATTACCTAATGGTTCTTTGGATTTATCATCATACTTTTTAACTATATCAAATAATATTTTTTTCTCTCCTCCTTCATCATAATATTCTGTATATTTACCGGTATCTTTTAATTTATCTTTTACTTTATTCCCATCAAAAGTTGTAAATACGAAATAACCACCTTCTCTTAAATACATATTTAAATTTGCACAAAAATTGTTCCACGTTTCTTCATCCGACAATAAATAATGGATAGCAAATTGGCAATTTGCCCTATCAAAAATAGTCCTTTTATCATCCCAAGTAAAAAATTTATCAAAATTACTTTTCATATCCGAATTCATTTTGCCTAATGTTCTCAATTGTTCGTCATATTGTAAATATACACCAGCATTTGATTGAATAAAAAACATTGGTGGAAAACGTTCTTTTCCCTTTCTAATATTTTTATATCTTGAAATTGCTCCATCCGCAGAATCAATTAATGCCTCATAATCAGGGTCAATACCAACATAAAGTTCAACTTCTGTATAATAAAATTTATTTATATCTCCACCCCTACCACAACCAAAATCAAGCACCTTACATTGAACATCATCATTATATCTATACATCATATAAGTATAAATAAGATTTGACTTAATCCAATTATGAAATGAACTCATATTTTTTACCAAATCGGTTTTTTTTTGAAAATAAATATTTTGTTTTTTTTCCATTTTAACTATATTGAAATCAATTTTTGCTTGAAATTGTTTAAAATATTTAATATAATCCACATCAGATGATAGATTTGCAAAATCAGTCATAAGAATTGGATTTGTAATACTTCTCCATACAGCCATTGCGGTTCTTTGAGCATTTCCATATCTTCTACCAAATTTTTGCACAGATTCTGTTTTATCCCAACGTGTCTTCATTGCAACCCATTTATATTGTGGTGATGTGTCTATTTCCAAATTATAATAATATTCTACAACGGTTTTATCTAAAATTGGTTTATTATCTTGAGATCTTGGAATTCCATTATCATCCAAATATAAATACGCTTGTGATACACCAATATTATCGCCAAATAATACGGGTTTTTCAACTCCTTTAGAAAATAAACCACAATATAAATTTGCTATTACATATGGTTTATTTTTAATTATATTTGCAATTGAATTATCATATACAATTAATGTTTTTCCATTCTTATCTTTTTCAAATACAGTGTATAAATCTAATGAATTCATATTTGGAGGTTTCAATTTATATTCGGAATATTTTGATTTTTCAGCCTCAACAATATATTTTTGGTCATTTGGATGATAAATTAATCCGTCTTGATGGTATGGATATTTTAAATTTGGATCAGATGTAATTAATTTCCACATCAACCACGTATATTTGAATATTTCATTATCTTGAATACCCATTGCTTCCATAAAATATTTTCTTCTAATCAAAATAACATTAGATTTTAAATCCAAATTTTTATTGATATCAGCATAAAAATCATATAGATTTGTCTTATGAAATTCAACAACTTTATTTAAATTATTAAGATCCATTTTGGATTCATAAACTGATTTATGCATATATCCACATTTATTAATTTGATAAACTATTTCATCCATATATTTTAATCTGGTTGAAAATTTTGCTTCATCTCTCACATTTATATCACCAGCTCTTAAACAATCAAAACCCATAAATAAGTATCTATTGTATTTAGGTAAAAATATAAATTCACCATCCAATATTGTATTGGATAATTTTGAATCAACTTCTATTCCCATATCTCTAACATTTAAATTTGTTGAAATGAAAAAACATCTTCCATCATAAATTAATAAAAAACCTCTATCTCCATCGGCTTTATCTGTCACGGAATATTTATTTGGTAAATTATCAACAAGATGTTGAACTTCAAGAGAAATTGGTTGTCTTGCATATAGATTTGTTTTTGATTTATCAACCATTAATAATTCCCTATATTTATCTAAAACCGCATCAGCTAATGATTTTGTTATAATATTATTTGAACCTTGAATAGATTTAATAACAAATTCACTAACATCAAATAATTGTGGAATAAATTTTGTTTTATCCTTAATTTCACATTCAATTTCAATTTCATAATTTGGAGAACTTGATTCGATATTGTTTATAACATTGGAAGATTTTACTGTTGTCAAATCTATTCGAAAAACATTTTTTTCCTTTATTATATAATATGATGTTCGTTCCTTAAATCTATATCCTATAAAATATGATTCAGGTTTCCAATTTTTTTGAATTTTTATTAATTTTTTTAATTCGTCTTCTTTAACATCTTCTTCAGTATCCAATTTAATTCTCATATAAATATCTTCTAATGTTATATATTCAGAAACATTTTTTGTTTTTTTCATAAAAGTAATTTTGTTGTCATTATCTTTATTATCTTTCGTTTCATAATAAAAACTTGCCAACACACCAATAACTAAATTATTTTTTCTTCCGTGCAACATACCCATATATTTATTAATAGCTTCTAATCCGTTAATGCTCGCTCGATAATTAGTTATTTTTTTAGTTTCCATATTTGAATCTTTAATACTCATTATCGCATCCAATACTTGGGTTTTTTCTGTCTGATATTTTGATTCATTTTTACTCGTTATTTTCGATAAAACACTATTTAAATCATTAAATTTTTCTAATGTTAATAAATGCGATGATGTTTCTTTATTTGAAAATATTGATACTTCAAATTCATTATTTGTCCCATACGATTTAACTAATTTATTTATATCATCCAATTGATTCGGTGTCAATAAATCGATAATCTTCATTACTATATTATATAATAAGGTTAATATTCTTATATTTTTTTAATAAAAAATCAGTTTTTTTCATATCCATTAAATTTATCTTAAATCACTCTGAATCATATTATAGTAGTATTTTGAATTTGAATTTGAATTTGAATTTGAATTTGAATAATGATTTTATATCAGATTATAAAAAATCAACATAACTAAAAACATAAAATAAATTTAATTATCCACATAGTCAAATGGATCATCTATATATAATCCATCGTGTGAATCACTTAAATCACGTAAAAACTTATATAATGATAATGTAATTTTTTTACTTCCGTATGAATACATTTGAGAATAAAATTGCTTATTAGTACATAAAATCATCGTCCAAATTAAATTTGTATTATTTATATTTGTAAAATCACCCTCTATAAAATATTTAACCATTTGTTCATCTTGATATTTTATCATTTGATAAAGAAAATCAGGATTATTATTCACCATACTTAAATCTTGTTCTAATAATAATTTAATTAATTCTGAATTTCCATATTCAATTGCATAAGTGAGTGGATAATTTGAATAAATATCAGTTGATTCCAAAGGAACATTTTTCTTCACTAATATTCTAACAATATCAATATTATTATGAAAGCAAGCTAAATGTAATGGTGTTTGTTTTTCATCATTTATCATATTTAAAAGAAAATCGATATTTGCATTTTCACTTATAAACCAATTAAATAAATTGAAAAAATTTCTTTTGGATATCCAATGAAATAGATTATTATCTAAATAATCCATCCAATCTATCGGAATTAATTTTAATTCAAATAATCTTTTAATCACAGATTCAGAACATTTTGATATGATATTTAATACACACGAATTATCAAACAAATCATTCTGATAATGATTTTTAACTATTAAATCAATAGCCTTATTAATAATATTATCGTTTGTATATAAACTTTCAAATATATAATATATCGGTTGTTTTTTATATTCGAATTGAGTTTGTTGCCAATTTATAATATTTGATTTATGATCTGAATTTAAATCGGAATTTGAATCGGAATTTGAATCCAAATCTAAATCCAGTAAAAATTCGACTAATTTATAAGATTTTGTCCGAATCAAATATTTTAATGAATTTGTTGTGGATTTTGTGTTATATTCGTAAAATTCCGATTCCAAATTAATCAAATTTATAAATAATTCCCAATTAATAAATTTTTGTCTATTTAAATAATCTTTCACTTCAGCAATTGATAATTTTTTTTCACTCAAATACCCAAAAGAAAAAATATTTTTACACATATTTAATAATTTATGTTGGTTTGTAATAAGTAGATTTGCGATAATAATTTTTTGGTCTGAATTGTTGACAATATTAATTGTTTCCATAATTAATGCTATATTATAATATATTATACATATAAGTATTATGTAAAATTTTAAATAATATTATTTACACCTTTTGAAATTTAAAATGATAATTTTTTACTAATAAATAATTATTATTAAAATTTGATAAAATAAAATAATACGATTAAACTTTAATTATATATTCACAATATATTAGATTAAAAATACAATGGGACGTAGTGAATTTTTTTCATATATAGTAGGAGTAGGTTTAGGTTATATTATTGGTAAAGGTTATGGCAGAACAGAAATGATACCACGTATAAATAGAGCTAAAAATGATAATAGACAAAGATTAGCACAAATAAATAATTACAATAAATTTATAAAATATAAAGGATTAGAAGATGAATATCTGAATTATAAACACAATAATAATAATTTAGATAATAATTTAGATAATAATTTAGATAATAATTTAGATAATAGTAATGATGATGATAATAAGGAATAAAGTTATAAATTATAAAATATAAATCATAATATTTCTATATAATAAAATTTGATAAAATAAAATAATATGATTAAACTTTAATTATATATTTATTATATATTAGTATAAAAATGAAAGATTTTGAGACACTTGAAAATGATTTTGAGACATATAATCCATTAGTGTTTGATTTGGATTCAATTGAAAAAACGGATATATTGGGTTCGACTTTTGACGTCCAATTTTCAAATTCGATATGTTTTCCGGAAATTAAATTGGGTTTTCATCACTTTATTCACAAAACAAAAGATAAAATGGAAGCAGTTGAAGAATTTACGAATAGAAAGAAAATATATCTTGTCACATCTTTATTTGAAAAAAATATAGATTATAAGGAAAAAACAGATTCAAATATAAATTATACATCGATAGATAATGGGATAAAATCATTAATTAAATCAATTAAACCTGATTTTCCGCCACTTTTAAATAGGGCATTTTTAAAAATGTGGGAAATATTAGTTGAATTTGATTTAATTCCGGAAACTGAAAATTTTGTTTCATCGCATTTAGCGGAAGGTCCTGGTTCTTTTATTCAAGCAACAATATTATTTAGGGAACTTATGGTAAAGTTAAATAAAATTAAATCTTGTTCAAAAGATAATTATTATGGTATTACAATTCATTCAGATCATGAACATCTTTTAATGCATCAGGATTTTATAAAATATTTTGCGAAAGAATCACATAATCGCTTACATATTATGGAAACAAAATCAATTGGTGAATTAAAAGATTTATATGGGGGTGGGAAAAAATTAGCATCAGCACCAATAACAAATGGGGATTTAACGAAATTAAATACCATTAGACAATTTGCTGGTGGAAAAAATACAAATAAATCAAATAGTGGTGAGCAAAATGCTGAATCTTTTTCAAAACCGTCTGATTTAATTACATCTGATGGTGGATTTGATTGGAAACGTGAAAATTTACAAGAACAAGAAGCATATAAATTAATATTTGGGGAAATTTTAACCGCATTAAAATTACAGAAAGATGGGGGTAATTTTGTTATAAAGATATTTGAAACATATACAAAAGTCACAATAAAACTAATTCAGATGTTAAGACAAGTTTATTCAAAAGTATATTTATCCAAACCATATACTTCAAGAATATCTAATTCAGAAAAATATATTGTATGTAAGGGATTTAAAAAATCTTCCATCACTACTAAAATAATTTCAAAATTAGAAGAACAACTCGAAACAATTAATTTGAATTCACAATATCAAATATTAGACATATTCACAGATATCAAATTATCAGATAATGTGTATAATTCATTTAAACAAATAAATTTAGACCTCTTGGTCAAACAATATGTTGGAATAAATAATATAATTAAATTTATTAATTTAGATAACTATAATGGCGTTGAATTTAATGAATATTTAGATAAACAAATTATCGCAGCACATTTTTGGAATGATTTATTTTTAGAACCAAAGTTATTTAATAAAATTGTAAAATATTTCAAAACATTTAATTTTGTCAATTATAAAAAAAATCACCTATTAAATATCACAAATTCAAAATCAAATAACGAAAATGAAACTAAAACCAATACTGAAACCGAATCTGGTAATGAATCTGGCACCGAAGTAGAAAGTGAAATAAAAAATGATAAAGTCAAATCAACTTTATCAAGGGCAAAATCCATTAAAGAAAATAAGGAAAACAATTCAAAAAAATCAAAAAAATCAAAAAAATCATCAAAGACCAAAACTAATACCAAATTAAAAACGCAAAAAGGAGGAAATATAAGTGATAATGAAGAATCTGATTCGGATATGGGTATGATGATTTATAATGATGAAAGTATTAATTCATCTGATGAAGTATTTGGTAAATTGGATTCAGATGAAGTATTTGGTAAATTGGATTCAGATGAAGATGATTTTATAATTGATTTGAATAAGTTATAAAATATATTTGTCCTAATCTATTAAATAAGAATAAAGGCAATTTGATTTTATACCTTTTAACATAACAAAATCATCAATATAGTTTCTTTTTATTGTTTTTGAATCATAAGTTATTATATATGGATTCATAAGATATTCAATTAGCACTGAATATTCTTTACAATTTGTCTTTGATAAATCTACCAATAAAAGAAAAATAAATTCGTATTCTTTATGAGTTTGAAGAATTGCATTCACTTTATTCAAATTTTCCAATATTTTTGGAATAATAGAAATTGGATTATCAACATATGATGGTTCTTGATGATAAATTTTTGGAAAATCAATCATTATTTCCAAATTATTGGAATAATTCGTTTCTTGTGCTTTTTTTAATAAACAAATTGTTTCATATGTTTCCTTAATTATTTTTTTTGTTTTAATCAATCTTATCCTATCAACATATTCTGATATTAGAGTCAATATTGTATTTTTGTCTTTTATATTTAATAAAAAAAAATTAGAATTTGATTTTTCAACATCAAAACCCATACCCATATAATATGTTCGCTTATTTTCAATCAATTTTATAAGTGATAGGTCAATTTTAACACCATCACAATTTATAGTCGCCTCATCACCCGTTATTATCTTATTTACTTTTAGTTTCTTACATATTTCAATACATAAATTTACAAGTTGTTTTCCTGAATAATTTGCTGTTCTTTGGATTGATGTTAGACAACAATTATTATTTAATTCCAAAGTAATTGGATCAATAAAATCAATTACCAAAGGTTCTCTTGATGTTGTTCTTTTTTCAACTTTATGAATTAGTCTATAGAATTCTATATTATTATATGGCTTATGATTTATTTTTTCAAGTTCGAATATTAAATCTATATCCGCATTTTTTATATGAAAAGAATTGGAAAATTTTTTTTCTAATTCTGCCAAATTATTTTGCAAGTCATCTGAAACAAAACAATCATATTCATTTTCCAAATTAAATATTTTAGTTCCGCCTTTTTGATTTAACATATCTATGTATTTATTTTTGTATTTAATATACTTGTCTTTATAGTTCATCATATATTATCATCATATATTATTACTGTATAATATTATTTATTAAATAATATATGAATATATCAATACACAATACCAATATTATACATATGACAACTAATATAAATGGTCCTGTTAATTATTGCTATATGAAAGGAAGTATTAATGGAATAGAAAAAGAAATCACTTTATTTATGGACGTTCATAATGATTTGGATAATCAAACAAGATGTGATTCATTTGATAGTATTGATATATCTCATTTGATGTATAAAAAAATTGTTAATACCGATAAAGAATTGGATTTTTTTTTAGAAATAACTTTTGATGAAATAAAAAGCAAACAAACAAATAAACGTGATATTTATATAAAGGAATTATTTGAAATGTTCAAATCAGAATTTACCATTGAAAAAATAAATAATACAGATATAGTAAGATATTCCAAATCAAATTCTAAAGTAAGACTGCATTTTTTGGATATAAGAAATGTTATGGATTTTGAGGATATAAGGCATATCATTAATGAAAAAATATTAAAAAAAATGAAATTACTGATAGAAATTACGAATAACAATGAGAAAAAAAAAATTTCATCGCAAATATTAAAGTATTTTCAAAATATTTATGATAAATTAAATAAATTGACATCTGATATAGACGAGATAATAAATTCAAAATCACAAATGAAAAATATAGGTGATAGCAAGCAAAAATATTATATAAATAAAATATTTAATAGATGCAATGACAAAAAATTAAAACAATATTTAATTAATTTTATGCAAATGAATTATAAAAATACAATGTTTAATTTAGATAATGCATTATCACATATTAAAAATATTTTGGAAAATATTGAATTATCAAATATAGGTGAAATCAATGAAATTTATTCACTAACTGAATTTGTTAGAGAGGCTATAACAGATTTATATTGTTTGGTAGTTGATTGTTTTTTATTAAGACGTGTATTAGATAAAGATTATATAAATAATTCTATTATATATACTGGTTTTCAACATTCTATACATTATATGTATTTTCTTCATAAGTATTATAATTTTGAAATTACAAAAATATTTCATACGGAAAAAAATCTTGATAAAATGTTAAAACAAATAAAAAATTCTGCATTTGTTTATGAAATATATTCTTTTATAACTGATAAAAAAAAAACTTATGCACAATGTATATCATATGAACCATATGAAACATTCGCAGGTGGAAAAATTGCAAATTTCTTAAATAAAAAATATTTTTGATATAAATTTTTAACATATATGATGCAGATATAATATTGGATGACAACTAATATAAATGGTCCCGTTAATTATTGCCATATGAAAGGAAGTATTAATGGAATAGAAAAAGAAATCACTTTATTTATGGACGTTCATAATGATTTGGATAATCAAACAAGATGTGATTCATTTGATAGTATTGATATATCTCATTTGATGTATAAAAAAATTGTTAATGCTGATAAAGAATTGGATTTTTTTTTAGAAATAACTATTGATGAAATAAAGAGCAAACAAACAAATAAACGTGATATTTATATAAAGGAATTATTTGAAATGTTCAAATCAGAATTTCTTATAGAAAAAATAAATAATACAGATATAGTAAGATATTCGAAATCAAATTCTAAAGTAAGACTGCATTTTTTAGATATAAGAAATGTTATGGATTTTGAGGATATGAGATATATCGTCAAGGAAAAAATATTAAAAAGAATCGAATTACTAAAGAACTTTACAAATAATAATGATAAAAAAAAAATTTCATCTCAAATATTAAAATATTTTGAAAATATTTATAGTAAATTAAACAAATTGACATCTGATATAGATGAGATAATAAATTCAAAATCACAAATGGAAAATATAGGTGATAGCAAGCAAAAATATTATATAAATAAAATATTTAATAGATGCAATGACAAAAAATTAAAATTTAATTTAACAGTTTTTTTTGAAAATAATTATCAAAACATAATGTATAATTTTAAAATTTCAAGAAATAAAATTAGTTATATTTTGGAAAATATTGAATTGTCAAATATAGATGAAATTAATGAAATTTATTCACTAACAGAATTTATTGGAGAGGCAATAACAGATTTATATTGTATGGTTGTTGATTGTTTTTTGTTAAGACGTGTGTTAGATAAAGATTATATAAATAATTCTGTTATATATACCGGTTTTCAACATTCTATGCATTACATATATTTTCTTCATAAATATTATGATTTTGAAATTACAAAAATATTTCATACGGAAAAAAATCTTGATGAAATGTTAAAACAAATAAAAAATTCTGCATTTGTTTATGAAATATATTCTTTTATAACTGATAAAAAAAAAACATATCCACAATGCCTATCATATGAACCATATGAAACATTTATGGGCAAAAAAGCTTAAATAAAAAATATTTTTGATATAAATTTTTAATATATATAATATCGATATAGTATTATACATATGACAACTAATATAAATGGTCCTGTTAATTATTGCCATATGAAAGGAAGTATAAATGGAATAGAAAAAGAAATTACTTTATTTATGGATATTCACAACGATTTGGATAATCAAACAAGATGTGATTCATTTGATAGTATTGATATATCTCATTTGATGTATAAAAAAATTGTTAATGCTGATAAAGAATTGGATTTTTTTTTGGAAATAACTTTTGATGAAATAAAAAGCAAACGAACAAATAAACGTGATATTTATATAAAGGAATTATTTGAAATGTTCAAATCGGAATTTCTTATAGAAAAAATAAATAATACAGATATAGTAAGATATTCCAAATCAAATTCTAAAGTAAGATTGCATTTTTTGGATATAAGAAATGTTATGGATTTTGAGGATATGAGATACATTATCAACGAAAAAATATTAAAAAAAATCGAATTACTAAAAAGCCTTACAAATAATGATGAGAAGAAAAAAATTTCATCTCAAATATTAAAATATTTTGAAAATATTTATAGTAAATTAAGTAAATTGATGAATGATAAAAATGAAATTATTCAGGCAAAATCATCAGTTAAAAATTTAAATGGTGATAAACAAAAATATTATATGAATAAAATATTTAACAGATGTAATGACAAAAAATTAAAACGATATTTAATTCATTTTATGGAAATGAATTATGGAAATGTTATGTTCAATTTGAATAATGAACTATTAAATATTACGAATGTTTTGAAAAATATTGAATTATCAAATATAGATGAAATTAATGAAATTTATTTGCTAACGAAATTTGTTAGAGAGGCAATAACAGATTTATATTGTTTGGTTGTTGATTGTTTTTTGTTAAGACGTGTATTAGATAAAGATTATATAAATAATTCTATTATATATACTGGTTTTCAACATTCTATACATTATATATATTTTCTTCATAAATATTATGATTTTGAAATTACAAAAATATTTCATACAGAAAAAAATCTTAACGAAATGTTAAAACAAATAAAAAATACAGATTATGTTTCTGGAATATATTCTTTTATTACTGATAGGAAAAAAACCTATCCCCAATGTGTTTCATATGAACCATATGAAACATTTACGGGCAAAAAAGGCTATGGGTTTGTTAAATAAAAATATTTTTATTATAAAAAATTTATTATTCCTAAGGAAACTTTGTAGTTATATGATATTATTACCAACTACTTTAATTCTAATTTTCTTAATTCCATTTTTTTTAATTCTGTTTTTTAATTCTGTTTTTTTTAATTCTAATTCTGTTTTTCTTAATTCTAATTCTGTTTTTTTTAATTCTAATTCTGTTTTTTTAAATTCTAATTCGTTATCTGATTTTTTCAATTCCAATTCCATTTTTTTAACTTCCAATTTTTTTAGTTCTGTTTCTTTTGTTATTAGAATAATTTTGTCTTTCATTATATAATCTCTATATAATATATTGTAAATATTTTTTAGTAATAACCACGAAAATATATAGGTTTCTTCTGATATTGGTGAATTTTCAATTTTTGTATTTTTCTTCATTCTATAAATGTTTGAATTAAAAGTTTGTTTCAAATTTTTATGAATATTTAATTCAGTATGTTCGCCATCTATCTTATAACAATAAATCAATTTTAATTCTTTAACACCAAATTCTTTTTTTAATTCACTATGTCTTTTTATTAAATTAGTTGTATATCCTACTTTAATAATATAGTTATTTTTTTCTGATACAAATGGTAATAAAAATACATATAAGACAGAATTTGATATTTCACCAGTTAATTTTGCATATTTTGAACTAAAATTATTATGATATTTATTTATGAATAAGGATAATATTAAACTTTCATTATTCGTTAAATCATTTAAAGTTAGTTCATTTTGATTGTGTAATAATTTTAACTCATCATTTTCGAAAATAATTTCATATGAATTTGTGTCGATATTAGTTGAAATTAAATCATAAAAAATTTTACTATCTTGCGTTGATTTTGGTATATTTATATTTGTATTTTTCTTGGTTCTTTTTGTCTTGTTTGTTAAAGTTATTGCATTTGTTGAACTTATGTCGTCGGTTGAGTTTTGGCTTGTGATTTGGTTTTTTAAATCCATTTGTATAACTAAACAAAATAAAAATAAAGCACTCCAGTCAATTTATTTTTCAATTTTTTTCTAATTAATCAGAATCCAAATCAGTATCAGACATATATTTAGCATTTGATTTTGATTTAGTTGTGTATTTAGATGACATACACGTATTTTTAACGGATTTTTTTGTTTCCACATCTGATTCAATTTTCAAAACATTTTCTACTTTTTTAATTGATTTATTTTTTTTTGTCTCGGGTTGATTTTTATGAACATAAAATGTTATTTTCCGATTTGTTTTTTTACAACATATAACTAATTCCAATTTAATATTATTCATCAAACATTGGTATAGTATTATTTGAAGTGATGTAATACCATTCGTGTATTTTAAGCTAATGTTTAATTTAGGTATATATTTCCACTCACTTACCTCTCCAAACTGAAACATTTCCAAATCTCTATATGGTTTTATAAAAGTATTAACATTATCTTCAGTAATTTTTTCACCCTTACATATCAATTCAATCACATATGTTTTAAATTCTGCCCATTTTTTGCAATTATACCATTCATCATTAATTTTAATAGAAACTATTTTCAATTTATCATTAGAGTATGTTTTTGTGAGTTTGTTTATTTCTTCTTCAGTTGATATATTTATTGTAATGTTAGAGTTATTGTGTTTTACTTTAACTGATTCACCATCATCATCACTATTATTGGAATTTGATTTGGTTGATTTTGTCGATTTGGTTGATTCAGTTGGTTTAAATAAATTTTTGTTTATTTTTTAAAAATTAAATGTTATCAATCATCAAATAGACATTTCCTCCTTTAATATTTTTTTTTGGTTTACTTTTGCCTTTTAACATGAGATTATCACAATCATTTATTAGTTCTTTTAATAAATCAAAATCAACCTGATAAAATTCTTTTCTTTTTCTAAATTGTTTTGTTTTAAGGGCAAGTTTTAGGCATTTTTCAACGCTGTCAATATCATTAGTTTCAAAAACAAAAATAACATCAACATTATTAACATGAGAACTATTATGTGTTTTAAGTCTGTTTTTAAACATTTTTGTCTTACCTATTTTATAAATACCATCAATATCCAATTCTGTCCTCATAACATAAATAACACCACTTTTTGGATTAAATTGCTGTTTTTGATTATTTTCCAAAATGTCAATTTTTTTATTCAATCCCTCAATAATGTAATTTTTATATTTATTTATGTGTTTTTCTAATTCTAAAAAATATGTCCGTACTTCTTCAGCTTTTTTTGTTTTAGAACTCATACACAATCTTTTAAAACAATTTGGAGTCAGCAATATAATTTCCTTAGGTCTACCTTTAATTTTTAGTGTATTCGTTTTATTTATCTTATAATCAATATTTTTAATGTAAGTATTTGTTAATGTGCTTTTAATAGTTTCTTTTCTACTTTTTAACCATTTTGAAATTTTTTCAATATCAATAACAAAATCGTTTTCATTTGTTTTATTATCGTATAAATTAAAAAAATCATCAATGAATATTGAACTAATTGTTGTGTATTTTTTTAAATATTCCTGTAAATTTAATGTCATTATATAATGACTATATAAAATAATTATATGAATTTGTTTTTATTTTTACAGCTAAACCTGTAAAAATAAACGAAATAGATTTTTATATAAAATTACTATATTTTATATGAAAAATTATTATATTTTCGTATTATATAATGGGTAGATTACGAACCATATTAGAAAAATATATACATAAAAACCAAATGTTTGAAATGATTGAATATTTTAAAGATAACAAAATTCAATATTTATATCCTATTAAAAAATATCATTTTTTATTAAATATAAAAAATAATAATATAAAATGTGGCGATGAATATACATTAGATTTTAAATTGAATAAGGTAAGATACAGTGTAAATATTGATGAATATTCTGATATGGTATATACTGAATCCAAAAAAATAAAGACGAATATAAAAAAATTAATATTGATGACATAAAAATGAATGAAAATTTTAATAATAAAACAATAAGTTTTATTAAATTCAATTCAATCATTAAATAATTATACTGATTGTGTGAAATGTTTGTCAGATAGTAAAACATCATTTAAAATTGGAGATATACTAACACAGATAATGATAATAATATCAATTAAAAATAATTTAAAATATATTGAATTGATAGATAATTCGTATTTAATGTGTGAAAATTCAAAATTATTTTTAGTTCATTTAAGGACTATGACAAAAATAAAGACGCAAAAATGCTAAAACATAAATAATATTTTAATATCGAGATTAAGACCAATAAATTTAGTAAGCGAATTTATTAATTCAATTATAAATGATAAAAATAAATATGGATGTTCATTATTATATAATATTTATATGAAAATTTATGAAGATATTGGCTATTATAAATACGAAAGGAAGAAATTTATTTTGGAATTAAAAAAATCACTCATTCGTTCATAAATACATAAAAATCGTCATAATTATTATTGTATTTATCAAATTGCATTTTGCCATTATTTGTGTAAAATTTCAAAACAAATAGTTTTACCATCGACAAATTTAATTTTAATATTTAATGTAATTTTATTTGTAAAACATTGTTTTGCAATTTCTAAAAATGCTTTATTAGCATCAACACCTTGAAAACCAATTCCTAAATCTTCGTCATAGCAAAATCCTTTAGTTTTAATATTTTTTGTTTCAATATGCAAACAACTGGTTTTAATAACTTTTCTTCCATTGCCAATTATTTTATGCACATTTTTTATTATTGACTGATACATATTATTCAATGATTTTTCACCATTTATATTACAATCAATAATTTTACTTTCCGTAAAATAACCTTTTTCAAAACCCAAATCTTCAATATTTTCAATTACTTTGTCAATTTTAATAATTTTCATTTTTGGTGTGAATATTATTTTATTATCTTTTTCAGTGATATCATATTCATCCAAATTAAAATTTTGTTTCGTATAAATAATCGTTCCATCTTCGAGTGTTTTACCTTTGCAATAAATATTCATTGTTAAATAATAAAGTAATTTATATAGTCGTATATAGATATTCCAATAAATTTTCAATTTTTTTATAGTTAATTCAGATTTTAAATTTGTAAAATACGATCGATGGATTTTTCAGGTAATGTCGTTTGCAATTTAATTAACTTTAAATCCTCAATTGTCTCATATAATTCATTATATATTTCCATTAAATTTTAATTACCATATATATATTTAATACGATTTAATATAAAAAATCAAATTTTTAAGATTCTTATGTGATAAATATATAAGAATATATTAAAATAAACTTACTATAACACTTTCATAAAAAATTAGGATAGTTTAAGTGTCCATATATTACCGATGTAATCCTTATAATCCAATTTTATAAAAACGTCTTTGCAAATTAAATTCAATAAATCACATATACTTTCCATAATTTTTTTATTTTTTATTATTTTATTGGAAAAAAAGATATTGTCTTTAGTCATATCTTTTTTACCTAATGAAATGTCTATTATGTCGATTAATTCCGTAAAAAATATTTTAGGGTCTATATTTTTGTTGTCTCTTATATATTTTTTTATATATTTTAAATAAACATCATATGTGTTTTCTTTCATATTATTTTTCATATCTTCTATTATTGACAATAAATCGTCGCTTGATATTGTTTTATTCTTTTTATAATTATTTCTATTATGTTGAAAAGTTTCGTAATCACCATTTAATTTTGGTCTAAATCCAAATTTTGCATAATATGGAATACCGTTAGTTATTGTTCTTAAATATTTTAAACCTATCCCTATATCATAACAAGACTTCTTAGATGTATCGGACAATTCAATATTTTTAATGTGTGAAAAATTTGGATCAAGTTTTAATAATTTTAACAGTATCTGCATTAATATGTCTCCAGGTTTTATTTTTACAGTTTTGTCTTCACATTTGACACATTCATTATTACTTAACACACTTTCAATTATCATTGTAGTATCTCCACTTTTTGGAGTGCCATACAATATGCATAAACAATCATATGATAGCGAATTTGACATAAAACACATTCTATTTAGTTCGGAATTTTCAGGTGTTATTTCGTCCAAATAAAATTCATATTTCAATCCATCATTTAATTTTAATTTACGTATAGAACCACCATTCATATCATTATCTTCATCATTATTATCATTGTGTAAAGATTGAAACTTTTTTAATGATTTAAAATTTATTATTTTGGTATGATGTTTTAATATACCTTTATTGCCTATTTTATGAAAATTCTTATAATCAAAAATATTTTGCCTTGTATCTGCATTGTGATTAAATTTGATTTTGTCAAAAATTAAATTTGTAATTGATATCAATGACATCTAACATATAAATAGCGTATATTTTAAAATTTTAATCTCACAATATTTATCCTATCAAACCCACAATAAATCCCAACATCGCATATACCAACAATAATATTTGATATGAATTTGTCTTCTTATCTATCAAAAATAAATCCATCCAAACATATCCACTAATATATGAAATAAAACCACATAAAACACCATAAAAAATCCTTAAAAAAATTTTGTTAAACATAATTATCAACAATATGATAATTATATTCTTAAATTAAATTTTATCAAATATGATTATTATCACTCAGATTGAATCCGTAATATCAATTATATTTGCTTTTTGTTTATCTTCTCTTTCCTTAACTAATTTTTCCGAATTCAAAATTGGATCAACATATTGGGCATTTAAAGCATTCGTAATACTATTATTTGCTTTTTCCCACGATAATACTCCTTGTTGAACTTTTCCAAATGTTTGAATCATTCCAAGAAGGGGAGAAATATCATTCTCATATACTAATGTTCTACATACTCTTGGATATAAATTGTAAAAATTTGGCATTTCTGCCTTAATCATACGTGTCATCTCTTCCTTATTTTCATTATATATTGTCTTATTTTCTCTCATAAATTTAAGCACATTTATAATTTCATCACAAATATATGACATCTTTTGTTCATTTAATTTTTCAGGTTCTTGAGTTGGGGGTTTTGATTGTGGTGGATATTGAAAATTCATTTAAATATTTAATATTTAAATAAATAATTATATTTTTAAGTGAAATATATTTTTAAATTAAATAAGCGAAAAAATCAAATAATTCAAACATTAAAAGTTATAACATAGTCATTTTTAATTTTGGAAATATTTGAAACATCAAATTGCGAAGATACTTTTGATGTTGATGACATTAATGTTTTAAGATTTGGAAAATATTTTATTTTATCCAATGGATTATTAATACAATTTAAAACTTTTAATTTGGGCATATTTGAAATATTTTTAATTTTATTCTCCCCAATATATAATTCCTCAAGACTAATCATATTATCAATTTTACTTATTTGATTTCCTATACATTCCAAATATTTCAACTCAAGATAACTTGAAATCCAATTTAATTTATTATAACTCACTATTAAAATACTAATATTCGGAACATCAATCATTTCCATATTATTATGTGATGCATTTAAACGTGTTAATTTATTTGATTTTACAGATTTAATTTGATTATTATGGCAAGATAATTCAATTAAATTATCATCCTGTATATGACCGTCTATTAAATTAAATGATACACTTAAATAAAGGATATTTGGATATTTTTTTAAATTGGGCATAAATGTTAATTTATTGTTTGCGAGATCTAAAAATTCAATTTGTTTAAGAATGTGTTTTATTCTTTCTAACTCAAATAATCTAATTAATTGAACATCATCAATATCAAGTTTTGATAAATCCAAATATTTATATGATTCCATTTTAGAATCTTCAATTCTTAATTCAATTTTTGGTTTATCTTTATAATTATTATAAATTTGTTTAACGGTATTTGATTCAAATTCACTATCTTCCAAATTTATATCATTATTAAATTTCAAATCATTTTTGTATATAAAACACGTATTTTTTTTATAGTTTGTTGTCATATTAATTACACTTATACTTATAAATAAATTGGATAAAAATTTTAATTTAAATAATTATTTAATTACATTATTGTGATTTTTCCCATAAAAATTAATTTGAATATTTTTTTGCAAATTCCTTTATTTGTTCAATTAATTCTGATTTGGTTTTATTTTTGGGTTTTCCGGTTTTAGTTGAACCTTCAAATATACTAATTCCCAATTTTAATGCATATGTCTGGATAGTTTCTAATCCCATAGAAAGTTTAATTTCACCAGATATTTTTTCAACATCTTTTTTACTAATATGTTCGGTTTTATTGAAAATTGACGTTTCTTCATTATTTTCATTATTTTCACCATTTCCATTATTTTCATTATTTTCATTATTTTCATTTATAGTATTTTTTAAATCACCACTAACAGACTGATCCGATTTATTTATAACAAAAATATTTTTATCATTTTTATCATTTTTCTTTTTTTTCTTATCTGATAAAATATTTTCTTTCTTATTCTTGACATTATTATCAACAACTTCAGATATATATATCGCATAATTCTCATCCGCAACTAATTCCTTATATGTGCCCTTATTGGGTTCTTTTGTTAAAATATTATTTTTACCATCATACATATCAGTATTTGTTTCATTACTAATTATATTTTTATCCGTTTTATCTATTGGATTTTCATTATTATTCTCATTCTCTTTTCCATTCTCTTTTTCATTCCCATTTCCATTTTCATCATCATTCTCATTCTCATTATCATTATCATTAAAATCAAACATATTATTGTTATTTAGTTTAGTTGTTTTATTTTTTTTAATTTCCTTTTTAACGCAACAATCATCATCTGATATAATGCCTTTCTTTTTCTTTTTATTGACAACTCTAATAAAATCGTCATCATCACTATCATTGGATTTTGTTTCATTTAATTGAAATATTTTATTTTTATCAACAATATATTTTATAAATTCAGAATCAATTTGATAATATTTTTTATTCCAATTTAAAACACTATAATATTCTTTTTCTCTATTAACCATTACGACAACTTTATTTATTTTATTGTCATTTTTAAATATTCTTATTCTGCGTTTATTTTTTATTTGCTTATCGTTCAAATTGTTTTGAGTTGTATTTTCCTCATTTAATATGATTAGTGTGATATTTGTCAAAATACAAACATTATTAATAATTTTATCATCAATTTCATTTGAAATAGTAATTTTTTTTCTAAAGGTTTTATCCGCAGTTTCCAAAATAGTTTTTTTAATTAAATTTGCCTCATGTAAATAATTGTCATTTAATACTGTCAAAATCGCATTTAAAAAATTATACCATTCAATATTTCCACTTAAATTAAAACATATCGGATTTATCAAAACCATTTGTTCATATTCAATTTCTGGAACTATTGTTTTTAATTCAACAAAATTGTGTTTTAAGAATATTCCCCTTTCATTTAAGGACTGATTTTGTTTAATATTATTTATAAAATCATCTATGCTAAAATTTTTATTTACAGCTTCATAATTTTTATATGTAGTAAATGCAAAATCACACAACTTATCCAAATAAATTTTATTCATAAGTAAATTATATATGTAATATTAGTTTTATTAGTTTTAGTTTTAATTGTTATTATTTTATATAAAATAATAATATCCAATTAATTATTCAATTTTTTATGCCTCTTATATGCTTTTTTCTATAAATAATTATAATAATGTGTTAGATGTGATAAAATATTTTATTTATTAAATATAATAATATAATGGAATTTAATACCATAATTAATCCAAATAATTATGAACAAGATTATGAGGAAAAAAATGTTGTTATTAAAAAAAAATATGACTATAACAAAAAAATGGAATTGGTTAAAAAAATACAAAAAATCAAAAAATCCGATTATCTTATTAATATTTTTAAAATCATAAAATTACACAGTAAAAAATATAATGTAAATAGTAATGGAATATTTGTTATGTTTCACGATTTATCTGATGATGCTTATGAAAATATTGAATCCTATGTAGATTCCATTTACAAATTACACAAAAAATCATTTAATCTTATAAATACATATGATTCAGAAAGTCAAATAATTCAATCGATATTATCAGATACAATTGAATTAAATAATGAAAAAAATTTATCCAATAAAGAAAAAGTAATAATGAGACGAAAAAAATATGAAAAATATTTAGATCAAAATCAAGATAATTAGAAAAAATATTCAACCTATATATATTTTTTGTATATTTTATACAAAAGATAAAAAATTGAAAAAAATATATAAAACAATGGTGCTTTATATTATTTAAATAATGGTTTATTATTACAAAAGCAAATTTCCATCAATAGATGATGTTGTTATAGCAAAAGTTATAAATATAAGTGAATATGGTATTGAAGTAAAATTAATTGAATATAACGACATTAAGGGATTTATTAATTGTGGTGAAGTATCCAGAAAAAAAAAAGTTAATTTTAATAAATTACTAACAATTAATAAAGATATTTTAGTTCATGTTATGCAAGTAGATGAAACAAATTGTATGATTGATTTATCAAAAAGAACAATGGGCGATGAAGATGTAAAACAATTTACGGATACACATAAATCCCATATGCAGTTATATAATTTATTCAAACAATTATATATGAAAATCAACAATATTAATGAATTAAATAAAATTAATCAAGAAGAATTGCATGAATTTATGTGTGAAACTTTATTTGAACTTCAAACGGAATTTGAAAATGATTATTTGATAGAAAAAATAACAAATAAAGAAACAAATAACGAAATTATTGAATCTATTGATTTCGAATCACTACCAAATCCAAATATAACAGTTGATTTATTCAAAAAAACATTAGATGAATATATTGATAAAAAAATAAATAGAGTTAAACCAGAATTAACAGAAACCGTTAAATTAATGACATATGGCGTTTTAGGATTAGCTGATATTAAATACACTTTGGATTTTAAATCTTTTGATGAATTTACAGAATTAGATAAGGATTTTGATATAAAAATAAATTATATATCGAGTTCGGTATATTCAATAATATTAAATCAAAAGGAATTTGATTTGACTACCCAATATTCTATTGAAGAAGCGATTTTAGTTCTTAAAAAAGAAATTAAAAAAAGAGCAATGGAAAAAGGTATTCAAAATCAAGTGGTTCTATAAGAAATAAAAGTTATTATTTATTTAATGTTTTTTATAATTCATATAAAAAATTATTTTTCATCTTACATATTTTATGATATATTTTTTTCCAAAAATACAAGTTTTGATTTTTAGGGGAAAATTTTCGATTTTTCATCTCTCTCTCAAATTTATTTTTTTACCATTTTATAGTATAGATATTAACTTTTCACCCAAATAAGCATTATTTTTTATTATTTTATGCTTAATTAAGCACAAGATTTTTATGTTTTATGCTTAAATTTAAGCACAAAAAAATTATAATTTTCATATAAAAATATTAAAAAAACATATCAGTTAAATTAATTTAAAATAATATATAAATAATATAATAATATAATAATACTAATGACAAAAAAAGATAAAGTAAGCTATAAATGTATTTGTGGTATGGATTTTGGAAATAAAAAGGATAACTATAATAGACATTTAAATAAATTAAATCCTTGTGTAATAATTACACCCAATGCACCCGAAATTGCACCTGAAATTGCACCCGAAAAAGAAATACAAGAAAATGTAATGATGTGTGTTGAAATAAAACATAATATAAATGATATGAAAATAAAGAATGATGGTATTAAACAATCGCAACCACAAGATGCAAAAGAAAACACTGAAACAATTAGTAAAAAAATAATGTGTAAATTTTGCAAGCAATTATTTTCAAGAAAATTTTGTTTAGAAAGACATCTAAATAACAACAAATGCAAACTTAAATCAAACCAAGACAATACAAATAACATTGATTTAAATAATAATAAAATAGAACAAGAGAATAAAAATACCAATAATACAAAACCAGAAGACAATAATAAATTAGATTTAATTCTAAAACAAAATGAGGAATTAAAAAATGAAATTAAAAAATTAAAAACAAAAATTAAAAAAACAAAAAAAATAACAAATATAAATATCAATCAAAATAACATATTAAATCAAAACAATATATTGGTAAATTTCGACGATATAAATTATAATGATATTGATAAAAAATTATTCATACAACCAATAATGAATCATAGGTTGTTTGGTAAAATGATAATTTTGCAAATGATTGAAAATGTATATATAAATTCAACACATCCAGAATATCAAAATTTAATAATTACAGATAAAAATAGAGGATATGTTAAAATATACAATAATGGTAAATGGAAAACGGATAATATTGAAACGATAAATATGGTAATTGATGGCATAATATCACATTCAAAAAATATTCTTGTGGAATTAAAGCAAAAATATCTGAACAATTCAAATGCAAAAAATAGAATAAATACAAGTGAAAAATATATAAATTTATGTGATTTGGAATATTTAGCTGATTTGGAAGATGAACAAATAAATGACAATACAAATAATAAGGATAAAATTAAAAGATGTAAGGATTTTAGAGATATGGTTTATAAAGATACTATAAATTTATTTCACGATAATAAAAAATCCCTATTAAGACAAATTGAATTAAATACATAATTTTGTCCATTGGTATTTTTTTGGTGTAAAAAATTACAAATAATGATAATTATACAGTTTTTCATTTAGTTTTAGAAGGCGAAAAATCTCGTTATGGAATATTAAGTGAAACAATAAAAGAAGAAGTATTTTTAGAATACAATTTCACAGAAATATAATTTACTATCCGAACAAAGTATTTTACCATAAGTATAATGCATATTTACTCTGTCTATCGATTTAACTAATTTAATAGATATTGGTATATTTATCGTGGAATAAATCCGAATGTGAATATTCGGATTTATTGTTTAAACAAAAAATTCTCATTTTTCTAATATAAAAAACATATAATTTATTTTTTAATTTTTATTCAGTTATGTTTAAAATTTTTCCATATAACTGAATATGATTTAATTTTGTTAATACGATTGAATCACCTGGTTCGCCAGCCATCACAACAGATGAAGTAAAATTAAGTTCATTTGTATCTACATTAATCCAATTAATTTTAATAACTCTTTTAATTGAACCCAACATACAAATAAGACTATCTGTTTTTTTAATATCAATCTGCGATTCAGTGTCGTATTTTTTATATGTGATAGTGCAAGTTTTAAATATTTTATTTGTCATATCATTTGTTCCCACAATAAAATTTCCAACCAATCTATCTTCTTTAGATAATGTTGGGTCTATACTTAATCCAATTCCAATTAAGCCTCCAGGATATGCCACATCTAATGGTGTTGAATCTGTTTTTAATGATTCAACAAATGCTTCAATTGGATGGTTTTGTCCATTTGCCAAAACAACACCAGGAATAATTTTAATCCTATCTCCAATTTTCAAACAACCTGATTTAATAGTTCCTCCAACAACAGCACCAGCAATTTTATCTACAGGTGTTGAGGGTTTATTTATATCAAAGCTTCTTATAATAGAAACTTTAAGCGGTAAATTAATTTTGTCAATAAAACTTTTTGTTTTAATTGGATTGGGAATTGACTCTATTAAAAATTGACTTAGATGATTGAGACCAAAACCAAATTGAGCACAAATCGGAAGAATGTATTTAATATTATAAGTTTCACGAAGTTTTTCCCATCTTTCTAAAGCAACTTCTTTACTAACCAAATCTATTTTATTATGTAAAACAATAGTTTTTTCCTCAAGACCTAATATTTTAATAGCTTTATAGTGTTCATTTGTTTCAGGGTCTTGTTCATTATCTGCCGCAACAACTAACAAACAAAAATCCATACTTGATGCCCCAGATAAAGCTGTTGCTTGTAAATCATTATGTCCAGGTGAATCAACAAAACTTACATTTAATTTTAATTCCAATTTACTTCCACATTGAACACATTCGGATTGATTAACCTGATAACAAAAAGGTTCAGGACAAATTGGACATTTATAAAATTTTGCATTAGTATAGCCTAATTTAATTGTCTTGTTTTCAACAGCTTCTTTTGTAAATTTCATTGGATTTATTCCTGTCAATGCCCTAATAAAAGATGTTTTTCCATTTGCAACACTACCTTGAGTTCCAATTATAACAAGTGGTTGTGATTCCTGATTAAGATTCGGATTAATATCGATAGTTTCCATTTTAAATTTACTCTTATTTATTATTTAATACGTTTAATATATAAATATGTTTCTATTTATTATTAAAATCAATTTTTTTAAACAAAATTTATTAAATTTATCAGATTTGTCAAATTTATCAGGTTTATTAAATTTTAATAACAACCTTACAAGTATTACATTTTGGATTAAGGCATTTTAAATAATCAAGACGATTTGATGGATTTCTAACTATTTCAGTATCCATTGATTTACAAGTGGTGCATTGGACATAATTTTTGATATATTTTTTATATGCACCCGCAATCATAGGATAACTGTATTTTCCTCTTAAAATCAAATTAGATTTATCATTAATTGATGTTTTAACAGCAATTTCTTTTTCGATAAATCTTTTAATTTGTTCGGTATTTCTGTTAATTTGCAAACAATTTTTTCCGTAATTATACCAAAAAGTTTTTCTATTTTCATATTTAATATCTGGTTTAGATATATTTGTATTTTTATTTCCAAATAATTGGTTATTATCCGTAAGAATATCATAAATTCCATCTAATAATATTGTATAAACGATTTTTGGATCGGTATTAGTATTTATTTTTATATCTTCACTTATTTCCAATCCAATATCTCCTTCATCAATGATATTATTTTTTTCCCCAAAATTATTCCCATTATTTTCGTTATTTGTATTAATTTGTTGTAATGTATCATATTCATTTTCCAAATTTGGATTGATGATTTTAAAACTATCAATGCTATTTAATTTGATAATATTTGATTGCGACATATTTTATATACTATAATCTTTATAATATTATATAACAGTTATATTGTATTTATTTAATATTTCAAATTTTTTATACGAATAATATTTTTATTATTAAATAATCTCCACTAATATTATATAAATTATTTAATGATAAATTTAGAATCAATTGAAATCGAAGATAATTCATCATATAATATAAGTGAAAATGAAAATGATAATGATAATAATAATAATAATAAAATACACACAAAAAAAAAACAAAGAAAAACAAATAAAAAAAATACGCACAAAACAAAGACAAAAATGGAATCTGTTGAATCCACTGAATCCGCTGAATCTGCTGAATCCACTGAATCAGAAAATTCATTTTATTCCAATTCAAGTAAAATTGATATGGAAAATATAAATATTGGATATCCAAAAACGACTGACCCAAACATTCAATCAAAAATTTATGCAAAAAGGGAATTTTATTACTATAAATTGCCAGAACGTCCTGATTTATCCAATTATAATGAAATTGCCGAATATAGAAAAAAACAATGTGTATTGACGGGAGATTTATTAGAACATCAAGCAATGTTATCAAATTTTATTAATCCAGATACTCCATACAAGGGATTATTGGTGTTTCACGGGACCGGAACTGGAAAAACTTGTGCGGGTATTGCTGTTGCAGAAAAATTTAAACAACAAGTTCAAAGGTATGGAACGCAAATATATATTTTAGTTCCAGGACCACTTCTAAAAGAAAATTGGAAAAGTTCATTTATTCAATGCACAGGTGATACTTATTTAAGAACACATGAAAACTTGCTATTTCTTAATGATGAGGAAAAAGAAAAAATAAAGAAACAAGCTATACAAAATGCCCAACAATACTATAAAATATTAAGTTATAAAAGTTTTTATAGAAAAGTATTGGGTGAAAAAATCATTGAAAAAAAAATGGTTGAGGGTAAAATAAAATCCATTTACAAAAAAACAAATGAAGGGGAATTTGAAAGAGATGTTGGAATGGATATTATTCACAATTTAAATAATACACTAATTATAGTTGATGAAGCCCATAATTTAACAGGTAATGCTTATGGTGAAGCCCTAATGAAAATTATTCGCAATTCAATAAATCTTAAGGTTTTATTGATGACAGCAACACCAATGAAAAACTTGGCAGATGATATTGTCGAATTATTAAATTTTTTAAGACCAGTAGATTCACAAATTGAAAGAGACCTTATATTTACAAGTGCTAAAAATCACACAATGGAATTAAAACCAAATGGTTTGGAATATTTAAAAAAAATGGCATCTGGATATATTAGTCATTTAAGAGGAGCTGACCCAATGACATTTGCAGAAAAAGTCGATATTGGCGTAAAACCAAAAGAATTAATGTTCACTAAAATTACACAATGTTATATGGGTAAATTTCAATTAGAAGCATATGAAGTTGCAAAAAAATTGGCAATTGAGGAAGCAGATGCTTTGGATAGAAAATCCGAAGCTGTAGCTAATTTTGTTTTTCCAGGTTTGGATTCTAATAAAACAAAATTAATTGGATTATATGGAAGAGATGGACTTAATCAATTAAAAAATCAATTAAAAAATCATTATGATAAAATTAATTCTTTGGTGGCAAAAGAAATTTTGGGATTGAAAAAATGTGATGAGGAATTAATAAATATCAATGAAGGAACAAAAAATATTACGGGAGCTATATTAAAAAAAGAATATTTAAAACATTTTTCAACTAAATTTTATCAGGCATATGTGGATGTTGAGGAAAATTTATTTGTTAATGGTTCAAATTCAAATAATGAATCCAGAACAGGATTTATATATTCAAATTTGGTTAAAACTGGCATTGAAATTTTTCAAGAAATTTTAAATGTTAATGGATTTTTACCTTATGATGAAAATAAAAATAATTATCAAATTAAAAATACAACAAAATGTTATTATTGCGGAAAAACACACCTTGAACATAATAAAAATACTGATGATACAACACATAGATTTGAACCAGCAACTTATGTAGTTATAACAGGACAAAGCACAGAAGAAGGAGCAGAAAATATATCTGAAGACAATAAGAGAATTGTTACGACAGTATTTTCAAATTTATCAAATAAAACCGGTAAAAATATAAAATTGGTATTGGGTTCAAAAGTTATGAATGAAGGTATTAGTTTACATAATGTATATACTGTTCAAATTCTTGATGTATATTTTAATTTTGGTAGATTGGATCAAGTTATAGGAAGAGCTATTAGATGGTGTTCTCACTATAATTTAATGTCTGAAACAAATCCATATCCAAAAGTAAAAGTATATAAATACGCAATATCACTTGACCAATCTAAAACAAAAGAATTAAGTACAGAAGAAGATTTATATTATAAGGCAGAACAAAAATACGTCCTTGTTAAAAAAATAGAAAGAGGATTAAAAGAAGTTGCTATAGATTGTGCTTTAAATCAACAAGGTAATATGTTTAAAGAAGAAATTCAACAATATTCCAAATGCATTAAACCATCTGAAATAAATAAAACCGATAAAACCGATAAAACCAATAAAACCGATAAAACCAATAAAACTAATGAAAAATATCCCATTTGTCCCTCAAAATGCGATTTTATGGATTGTTCTTATAAATGTCAAGATGAAATATTAAATTCGAAATATTATGATCCACGTAGAAATATTTATAAAAAATTATTAAAATCACAATTGGACCTATCAACTTTTACTTCAAATTTAGCCAGAACAGAAATTGATTATGCAAAAAGAAAAATTAAGGAATTATTTATTGTTGGTTATGTATATAATCTTAAAACAATTACAGATTATGTTGCTGATTCATATTCAAAGGCAAAAAGAGACCTATTTGATGATTTTTTTGTTCAAAAAGCATTAGATGAATTAATTCCAATAACAGAGAATGATTTTAATAATTTTAAAGATATTGTATATGATAAAACGCGTAGAGCTGGATATTTAATATATTTAGATGGATATTATATATTTCAACCATTTGATGAAAATGAAAATGCCCCAATGTATTATAGAACATCTTATCAACACGATTATAACTCAAAATTATCACTTTATAATTATTTAATTAATGAACAATATGATATTGATACTAAAATTGGTTCTGAATTAGAAACAGAAAACCTTAATGCAAATGAATATGATTTTATTGATGTTATGGATTATTATGATAATAGAAAAGAATATGATATAGTTGGTATTGTTGATAAAGAAACAAATAAAAAAAAATCAAAAAGACCTGAAGATATTAAAGATATTTTTAAAATTAGGGAAAAAAGAGAAAAAATATTGGAAAAAAAAAGAGGCACTGGCATACCATCTTTAAAGGGAGCAGTATGTGCGACATCAAAAGAAAAAGAATATTTAGAATCATTAGCAAAAAATATCGGTATTAATAGACTTGATAAAAATTTAACCCGTGATAATATTTGTGAATTAATTAAGGATAAATTAATAGAATTGGAAAAATATTCAAAGGGTAAAAATAAAATGACATATATAATGATTCCATCAAATCATCCAACACTTAAATTTCCTCTCAATCTTGAAGATAGAATTGAATATATCAAAACAAATACAAATAAAATTTTAGCAAAAAATATAAATTTTAAAGAAAAAGTATTTTCAGCCGAAAAATCAATTGAATTAAGTTTTAAACTTAGTGCAAAACCCACTAATGATGATGTTGAAAAATTGAAAAATATGGGTCTTGAGACAAAAGATAAACTCAAGTGGGAAATTTTAATCGATTAAAACTTTTCAATTCAATTCAATTCAATACTAATATAATATAATATATATATACATATAATAAATCAAACATATGACTATTTATTCAATAAATCCACAATCAAATATAGACCCAAATGACATTCTTAATATTATGACTCAATTAACAAATGATATATCTGAATCAATTAAATCAATATACAATATAATAATTGAATCACAATATAATTTAATGATTCAAAATATTTGTCAAATTCTAAATGATTATTTGAAAATATATTATTTCTATGATGTAGGTGTGAGAAATATTTATGTGCAAATATATAATCAAAATATAAATTTGGTAGCTTATGTTTATATAAAAATATTACCATTTAAATATATTGATACACTTTCGTTATGGTATAGTTTTTACAATAATATTTATTATTATTCGCAAAAATATATTTATAATGAATTGGATAATCAACAAAAAAACGAATTAAGATATTCTATTATTGAAAACAAATTATATTTTATTGATAATATAAGTTTTACATATGATAACTTAATGACTAATGGAATTTTATTCAAATCCAATAATACTAATAATAATGATTGTAAGTGTATGGAAAATACAGAATTCTTAAGAACTTGTAAAAATTTTACAAAAAGCAATAATTGCTATATTACGACTATATATTGGAATTGATTTGTTTAGTATTTATTTAGGCATTTTGATATATAATAAAAATTGATAATAAATAAATATATAATAAATATATACTAATATATATTTGATATGAGTTCAAAAAATACCAAAAAATCATCTAAACAAACCGATAATATAACTAATAAAAATACCGAAACACCGAATGATGTGGATAATAATAACAACAGTAAAAACACGAAAAATGAAAAAAATGATAAAAATGAAAAAAATGATAAAATTTTAACCATAAATAATTTACATAATCCATATGATAAAACTATCTTATCAACACCGATAATGATTTCACCAGATCAAATGGATAATAAAATGTATATTCATATAAAATCAAATTTAATAAACAAATTGGAAAATAAATGTTATGAAAATTATGGATATATTGATAAAATATATAATATAGAGGAAATTTCCGATGGTATAATTGAACCTGAAGACTCTTCATGTTCCGCTAAAATGGAAGTTAAATTTACATGCAATTTATATTTACCGATAGTTGGTAAGGAATTAATTTGCAAAATAGATAGAATGAATAAGGCATTAATTATGGGAATAAATGGACCAATTAAAGTAATTATTTCTGCCGATAAAATAAATAAAAATAATTTTTTTCCAGATATAAATAGAAATATTAGAGTGAAAGGGACTTCAGATGTAGTTATTCCAGGTATGTATATAAGAATAAGCGTTTTATCAAAATCATTTAGTAATTACGATAGAAATATTTTAGTTATTGGATATTTACAAGATATTGCGAGCCAAAAAGAAGTTGAAAATTATTACAATACAAATAATACAAATAATACACAATTAGAAAATAATAATTTATTGATGGAAAATTAATTTTTTTATAAAAAGACATAAGAATACAATTTAACATTTATCAAATTATTTTATATATAAGATAATTTAATTAATTTAAAAATTAATATCTATATTAATATCAGTAGTGATGAACTATAACATTAATATAGATGAAGTAATAAACGATGAAAAAATCGTCGTCCAAAAAAAAAATTATTATTGTTCAAATTGCAATAGAAAAGGTCATACATTTAAAAATTGTAATGAACCAATAATATCTAATGGAATTATAGCAATTTATATAAAAAATTTTAATCCTGAACTAATACCATATTTGGAAAATTACATTGTTAAAAATTTAAAAATATTCAATAATTCATATAATAAAAAAACTTCAAGTCCAAATTATAAAAAATCATTGTCAATGTCAAATTTAGAATTGGATTTGGATTCAAATTCTAATTCTAATTCAAATTCTAATCCAAATTCCAATTCTAATCCAAATTCTAATTCCAATTTAGCAAGGTGGTTTGAAGAATGTGAAAAAAAAACCCCATATGCTTTTTTGGCTGATGATAAAAATAATTTCGATAAAAATAATTTCGATAAAAATATTTTTGATAAAAATAATTTTGAAACGAATATTAACGATAATATACAATTTTTAGTTGTTCAAAGAAAACATTCATTGGGATATCTTGAATTTATGAGGGGAAGATATACAACAGACAATATTGAAAATTTAATTTTTTTAATTGAACAAATGACACCAGATGAAATTTCTGATATATCAACACAAAGTTTTGATTTATTATGGAATAATTTATGGGATATAAATAATATTAAAAATAAAAATCATCATAAAGAATACATTCAATCAAAACAAAAATTTTACCAATTAAAAATGAATCATCCAAATCTCATTAAAAATATATCTCCACTATATGATTTTAATGAATGGGGTTTTCCAAAAGGAAGAAGAGAACCATATGAATCTGATTTAGTTTGTGCTATTAGGGAATTTGAGGAGGAGACAAATTTAAAAGAACCATCTTATACAGTTCTTGAAAAATGCAAATCCATACGGGAAAATTTAACAGGAACTAATGGAATACATTATGCCCATAATTATTTTTTATCAATAATTAATGATAATACAAATTCTTATGATGAAACAAATCGAGAAATAGGTCAAACTTCTGTTTTAAATATCACAGAATGTTTAGAAAGAATAAGACCCTATCATAAAAATAAAATTAGAATTATAAAAAATATTTACATATCAATTAATAATTTTCTTAAGGAATATTCTAAAATTGATTAAGTGATATATAAAAAATGCATTTTTATAAATTTAATTATAAAAGATAATTATATTATTAAATTAATATAATTATGTCAAATATTTCAAATATAAATTTTAATAAATTAATAGATACAAATAATGAAACAATCGAAAAAATATTTTATTTAATCAAATGGAATTAATTGATATTTTACTGAAAAAAAATATTCGTCTGGATATAACAGATGACAATTCCAAATCAATATTATATAATATAATAAAATTTTCATATAGCGAAATTTTAATAAAATTTTTAGAAAAAAACAAAACAACTATCGGAAAATCCATTTTAGAAATAAAAGACCTAAATCAAAATATTCCCTTATTTTACGCAATTAAAATGTTTAATTTTGAATGTGTAAAAATAATACTCAATTATACATCTAATTTTTACATATGTAATTCAGATGGAGATAATGCTTTACATCTCGCAATAAAATCACAAAATTTCGAATTATATAAATTGGTCAGTAAATATTATAATGATATTAAATCTTGCAATAAAACAGGTGAAAGTTATTTACATTTAATTATTAAATTAAAATGTTATGATATGTTAGAGTATTTTATTTCAGTATTGAATGAAAAAAAAACATTTTCAGAACAAAACGTTTCATCTGTATTAAATTTAACAGAATTTAGATATAATTTTACAATTCTTCACTATATTTGTATTGGTTTAGATTATATCTCATTAAAAATTTTATCAGAGGGAAAATTACTCAAGTTATTAAATGGGAATATACAAGATAATTCAGGAAATATATTTTATCATTATTTTATAAATAATATTTTAAACTATAAAAATATCACCAACGAATTAAAAAATAATATTTTAAATATGAATAAATTATTTGAAAGTATTAAATTTTCTATCAATATTTATAACATTGATGGTAATACAGCATCCCATATATTTTTTTCCAATATTAATTTTTTTTCATCAGCAAATTTAAATTTATTGATTAATTGGATTGGGGAGTCAATAGATATGAATATACAAAATTTTAAAGGTGAAAGTGTGTTTTATTTGATAATTAAAAATAATTATTGGAAAAATATATCAAATATATTGGTTAATAAAAAATTGGATGTATTTATTATTATTGATGGTGTTGAAACTATTTTTGACCATATTGAAAAAAAAGATTATGATGAATTCTTAAATATGATAACAAACAGTTATTTAAATCAACTTGCAAATAATTCAAAATCATCAAAATGGATAGAATATTGGGATAATCGGTGTAAAAAAATCGTAAAATTATCGGAATTAAATGAAACCGAATTAGAATTAATAAAAAATCTTGATGTGATTAGCCATAATAAAACCAAAACCAAAACCGTATCAAATGGCAATATTTGTTTTGATATAATTAAAAATAAATTAGCAAAAGCAATTGAAATATTCATTCAGTCAAAAAATGCATTTGATTTATCATCATATCCCCAAACTCATAAATTTGCAAAACTCATAAGTAAATATCCAAGTGTTGTCGTATCAACTTTTTCCGGAAGTACGATAGATGTGTTGGTCGGAATGTTTTATTTGCTTACAAAGTTTAATACTAATTCCAATTCAAATTATGTGAAATCATCTATCAATATAATAAAAGATAAAAATGATATTATTCGATGTAATATAATTCAATCAACTGATACAATTTTGCAAAAAACAACCACCACAACCACAGCAACCACCACAACCACCGCAAATAGTCAAAATATTTCAAACTCACTTATTTGCGAAATAAGTGGATTTGAAATTACGTGGATTAATAAAAATATAATATTTCCCTTTTATCATAATATATCAATCAATACTATATTAAAATTTATGTGGGAGAACAAATCAAATGGATGTAGATGGTTTATTGTTCCAATAGGGATTGAGGTTAATTCTTTATCACATGCAAATTACTTAATTATTGATATGGAATTAATGGAAATTGAACGATTTGAACCACACGGTGCATATCCCCCAATAGGATTTAATTATGAACCCGAATTATTGGATATGTTTATAAAAAATTACATTGATGAATCCGGATTAAAATTTAATTATTTTAAACCAATGGACTATTTACCAAAAATTGGTTTTCAAATTATCGAAATTAACGAATTAAAAGCGGATTATATTGGCGATCCAAATGGTTTTTGTGCTCTTTGGTGTATTTGGTGGGTTGACATAAGATTATCAAATCCTAATATCCCAAGAGATAAATTAGCCAAACAATTGAATAAAGAATTAATCAATAATAAATATTCATATAAAAAATTAATTAGGGACTATTCGTATTATATAGTTGATATCAGAGATAAAATATTTGCAAAAGCTAATACAAATATTAATGAATGGATTAACGATACAATACCTGAAAAAAATGTTGAATTACTAAATTCAATATTAATTGATAATCTTAAACCACTATAATTTTAATTAAATTTATCAATTTCTTTTTTTAATAAATAAATTAACATAATTACAATTAATACACAAATAAACATCCATAAATACGTATTAATTTTTGTCGTGTGTGAATAAAATATTTCATCAAATGTATTTTTTAAATCTTTATGTTTCCAATCAGTATTATTATCCGAATAAATTCCATTCCTTACATTAATTAACCATCGAATAAAATCTTCTTTTGTTTCAAGAGCTTCATCTAAAGTATCTATATTTTTTCTCAAATTTTCCCCACAAGTCTTGCAAGGGAGTATTTCTGGAAGTTGTAAAATAAATTGACGATAATTTTCCTTTTTAGAGGGTTCATATGTCAATGCGATTGAATCTATAAATATCCATCCACTTTTACCCCAATATTTTGGGTCAATAGAATTTATTTCTAAAAATTTATCGTCCATAAATTTTTATTTAATTATAAAAATAGCATATAAATTATTTTTCGTATAAATATTATTTATAAGAACTTAAAAATTTTTTTTGTTCTTTTTTTGTCTTATATTTATTTAATAAGTCATCAAAATTTTTAATATTATCAGATACAATTTTCATCAAATTATCTGTTTTTTTCGTATTTATAATTAGGAGCATTTTTTTTCCATTATTTGTATATTTATTATCACGAATTTTATCTATTATTCGCCCGTATTTCAACATATCATTAGAAAATAACGGCGATATTATTTGGATTATCCCTTCATTTAATTCCATTAATTTTATTGAACCACAACTTATATATTTTAATTTTTCATATCCGAATGATGAAATTAATTCATAATGAGAATTCAATGTGATATTTGATTTGGATAAATTAATTTGTTTTTTAATATGTGAATCATTAATAAAAATTTCATTATTTTCAAAAGCTAATTTTGCCAAATTACCCCTATAATTATTTGGCAATATATTCTCAAATACTAATATGTTGTTTGATGAATTTTTAAAAAACCAAATATAACTTTTTAATGGGATTGTTTTGATTTTTGCGTATATATTATTTTTATCATTTATAATTAATAAACCATCAGAATTTATTTTATAATTATCAATAGTACATATTATATTTCCTTTTTTTAAACACTTATCGCACTCTATCGATTCTATCGACTTGTATTGTTTCATTAAAATATCCAATACCATTTGATTATTCTGTGTTTTATTTTCTTTCGTTAAATTATCCGATAAAATATCACAACTATGAGATTGTTCGTGGTTAAAATTATTTTTGTCAAAATTTGTATTTGATATATTTAAATCACTCATAATTAATTTGTCTATTAGATTTGAATCGTCATCCATATTTTTAGTTTGCAAGTCTTTAATTTTTTTTTCTAAATTATTTTTTTTCTTAATAATATTATCATAATAATGATTGTATATTATTAATCCATTTGAATAATCCACATTATTCAAACCGCGTTTAAAATCTAATTTTATTGGTTCAATATCAAGTCCCAAATATAATATTTTTTCACCCCTTAAATATTCACAAAATTTTTTAATACAAATTAATGGAATTATAATAATTTCATTAATATCAGTTTCAATATTTAAATTAATAAACGATACAATACCCAATAAATTATCATTCGAATCATAAACAGCCGAACCTGTCATTGGATATGTTTGATATAATAATTCCTTTTGTAAATTGTCCGTTTTCATCATATCATACATTAGTGGTATTGGAGGTAAATTAACATATTTATCTTTCCAAATATTTGTTATTTTGGAAAATTTATATAAGGTGCGTAAATTGAAATTTTCATCAAACCATACATATTTTAATTTAATTTTTTCTATATCAAATCTTAAATCGTTTTCACAACTCAAATCACTATGAATTTTAATGTAATTTAATTTGGATGAATCAAATTTTATCAAAACTAAATTATTAATTGTATCCAAATAACAATTAGTATTAGTATTATTTATTTCGTGTTCTGACATATTTATTCCAAAAACGCTAACATTTAATATTAAATCAATACATTCTGCTTTATCGTCTTCATCGCCATCTTCATCGCCATCTTCATCATTCGATATATATATTTTTACAGTATTATTTTTACAATCAATTAAATACCCATTTAGTCCTTTTGATTCCGTTAAAATATATTTATTTCCATTTATTTCTACCGGAATAAAATTTTTACAAATAGAATCAATATCATTAGTATCAGTATTGGTATCATCAGTATTATCATCATTATTATCATCATTATTATCATTATTATCATTATTATCATTATTATTATTATCAGTATTGGTATCAACATATCCATATAATTCACTTGACAAATTATCATAAAAATTTTTTTTCTTATTAAACTCAATAATCATTGTATTTTTGTTAAAGTCTGTAAATGCATAATATACTATTTATTATTTATTATTGATTTATATATTCAGTAATTTTATCAATTTTTTTAAGGATATTATCATATTTATCTTGATATTTTACTTTCGCTTTTTCCTTATCGAATAAGACATTTTTTTTAAACATATTGATATTTGATAGGAAAAAATATTTGTCTAAAGCATTTATTACGTTTTCATTCAAAACCATAATACTATTTAATTCATTATAATCATTCATATCAATCGCAAATACAAAATAATTTCTAATATCAGATGGAACTTTTGTTCTAAGATATTTATTTAGGATAATTTCGATTGAATAAACATAATTTATATCCGAATTATAATAATTAATATAATATTCTGTAAATGGAACTTTAATTAAAATATTTTGTGTGAGATTTTTCGCAATCAAAAAACACAATTTATCGTATTCACTTAATTCATTAAAAGAACTAATTATTTTTGGTGAATATTTTTTATTTCCACTCAAATTGATATCAATTAAATTTTCATTTTCAAACAAACTTACCGAATTTAATATTTGATCTATTTTATAGGCAATATGTTTGGCTGTATTTTTTGATTTATCCGTAATATCGATTTGTTTAAATCCATCGGATAATTGGGAAATTTTTTTTCTATCCATTAGTTTATCGCTATCAATATATTCTAACATAAAATTATTCATCGCTATAGTATATTTGTCAGAAAGTTTATTATTTTGTTTTAGGTTTTTTTGTTTTTCCTCTAACATTGGATTAAAAATTTTTTCAAAATGCTTTTTTGGGATTTTTTTCTCATTCCAATTAATGATTTCTAATTTCAACCTAATTTGATAAAATGATGTGATTGATTTTGCAATCTCGTCTGAATTATTTTTTATAAATTCATCAGTATTAGCAGAATAAAATTTTTTTTGTTCTAATTTTGAAATAACCATTTTTTTAACAATATCATCATAATTATTAAGGTCTTGAGCGAGTTCATTAAATATATCTTTTAATCCAAACATATTAAAATAGCTCGAATTGATATGTTTTGTTATTGTTAAATAATCCGCTATTCCATTCCAATAAGGCGGTATTTTTTTTAAATTTGGTTGCGATATTTTAAAAACAATACCCATTATTAAATTTTTATAAATTTCATTCTCATATACCAAACCAAAACTATACGCATCAAGAATTATTTTTGTAAAATCAATGGAATTTTCGGGAAATGCCATAAAATCACACATATTATTTACCAATTTACCATATAAAGTTAATAAGTTATCATTTCCAATCATATTTGTTAATCTGCCAAATTCAAATACTTTGTCAATTTTATTAAAATAATTTGGTTTGTTATTTTTTGAAATAATTTTAAGTGTGTTGGGGTCTCTTTTAAAATAATCCTCATTTGGATGTATTATATAAAATTCACCATCTTCATCTTCTAATGTTTTTAATTCATATTTACCATCATCAAAAGGATATATTATTTTACTCGCATCTCTTCTTTTTTTATTACTATCAAAAAATGAAGGAATTTCATTGTCATCAATATATGCGTATTGATTTTGCAAAAATTCAGGTATTATAACTATTTGTTTATCCGTATCATTTTGTTTATCCGTATCATTTTGTTTATAAGGATCATTTTTAGCATCAATTAAGTGTTTATCGGATGATGTTATTAAATCAAAAATGAAGGAATTAATATTTTCGATATTTAGTTTATATATAACTTTATCATTTAATTTTGTCCTATCATAAGTATAATAGGCTGTTCCTGGTTTAACCCTACCAACACGTCCTTTTCTTTGTTTTTGATTTGGTATTGCGATTGGGATAATTTCTAACTTTGTTTGATTTGTATTATAATCATAAGTTGATATTTTTTGATTTCCTATATCTATAACATATTCGAAAGTATCAATTGTAATAGATGCTTCAGCTATATTTGTTGCCAAAATAACAAATCGTGTATATGTTCCTTCTGGTAATAATTCATCTGATGGTATATCATTGATTTGTGCGATATCGTATTTATTTTTTGGATATCTAATACTTTTTCTTATGTGGGATTTATCTATTTTTTTAACAATATTTTCCAATATATCATCACCCAATTTTGAATAAAATGGTATTGCTAAAACATTTAATGGTGTTAATTTATTTATTTCAATTAATAATTTTTTAATGTCGGATTCGCCTGGTTGAAATATTAATATATCACCTTGAGTACTCGTGGATAAAATATGTTTTAATATCTCAATAACTTTTGTATTTATAATTTTTAAATCAGTAAAAGTTTCCACAATTTTTGGATATTTAACAATATCATTTGGATATTCTTTTACATCAAAATTCATACCTCCAAATGGAATGGATAAATGAATACGTCTATCAATATAATTTCTATTTGTTTGTTTCAAATGTATGATATATAAATTTACTGGTGATTTAAAATTGTCATCAATTGGTTCATAATATTTTCTATAAATAATTTCATCATCGTCCATTGTTGCACTAATAATGCCTAATGATACTTGATTATTAATATAAGTGGCAAATTTACTTAATGTTAAAATTAAATCCATATTTGTATTATGCTCGTGTGCCTCATCAACTAAAATAACATCAAATATATTTTGGCTTAATTGTATCGGAATTTTATTCATTTCATCTTTAAATGTTTTTTTAAATAAATAATTTTGTTTTATAACATTGTATAATGAGCCATCGGTATATAGGCGTAAATATGGATGATATAATTCATCTGTTAATGTGCCATTTTTATGTTTATATTGAATATAATTGATATTTTGGGGAATACCTTCACTTAATTTTATATTTTTATATGATTCATTAATATTATCAAGTTTATGGTCATTTTTAAAATTTATGGGATAACCAATACTCTCCGCCATACGCGAAGCATTATCTTTTACTGGTTGAGTTCTTGGTTGCGTACAAACAACTTTGGCATTATTATTAAAATTTAATATCTTAACAGCATAAACCAATAAAAATGGTGATACAGTTGATTTACCTGCACCAGTTGCACCCGTAATAAAGATTATTCTATTATTATTATAATGATGATATAATTGTATTTGTGCTATCCAATTAGCCCCAAAATTAGTATACCATAATGATGATTTTATTGTCTGTGTAATTTTAACAGTATTATTTTTATTATTATTTTGAATATTTTCAAGCATTGTATTTGAAAACGGATGAAATGATTTAAAATATGAATCTATATCAACTTTATCTATGATATGTTTTTTCCATTCGAGAGGATGTTTATTTTTATCGGGAATAATTGTGCTATCTGTTAATTTGGGATTATATTTAAAATAGGTAAACATACCATTGTATATAAGAGTATGAAATATAACATCAATGAAAATATTTTTATTTGATAATAAATCTATATATTTGGTCAATATATCCCGTATTTCGTTTTTTTTGTTTTCTAATTGATATGTTCTTGATATATTATTACTTATATTAAACCATTTATCATTAATTCCATTTAATCTTGAAATAAAAATATTTTTGTTGTATTCAGAAACATTTGTCCATTTTGGCATAATACTCAATGGAATATACCCATTAGTGGGACTATTTATGTGAATTAGTGATTTACAAAAATTATAAATATTTTTAGGTGTCAGATAATGATAATCTTTTTTTTTACTCTCAATAGAGTATTTTTGAATATCATCATAATAACTATAATATTTTGTAAAAAAATCATCACTTTTTAAAATATTTTTATTCCAATCCATACAAACAAATCCATACCAAGTATATTTAAATCTTTGTATTGATTCATAAATATAATTGTAAATATTTTCAAATTTTATACTAAAATATATTTTTTCCAAGCATTTCTCTATTTTAATATCTATATTATATATGTTATTTTCATCCATATCATCCCTATCATCATTTTTTTCATCATTTTTTTCATCGATGATTTTATCCAAATTTGTTTTTATTAATTCAGCACATTTTATCGAAAAACCCAATCCGCCCAAATTATCATTATCTTTCTCCCATCTCAAATAAAATAATACAAGTGATTTCAAACTAATTTTATTTGTTTTTTTTGATGTATAAAATTCTTTCCACATATTGCTTTTGTTTTGTTTTTCATCATTAGTTAAATCTTTCCACTGTTTATTTGCTATTTCAGTGATTTGTAATTTTTCCGCCAAATAAATTATATTTGGAATTATTTTATCATTATCAACATTTATATCATAGATAATCCATTTAATTGGTTTTATATCAGAATATAAAAAACTATATACAACACCGTATAATATATTATTACCCAACATAAAATGTCTTTGCACATTAACACCCAATTGCAAATAATCCTCATTTGTCTCATCATAAATCGTTCCATCATGGTCATTAAAAAAATCTTTTTTGCTATATAATAATTTAAAATTGTTATAAATCGGCGATGTTTTATAATTATCTAATGTATATGGAAATATATTTAGCCAATTTGGCATCAATAAACAATGTGTTGATTGGAATGTATCCAATATAAAAGATATTACTGAAGCAAAATATTTTTCCAAATATTTGGGGTCAGAATTAAAATCAATATGGTCTATATAATAACTCGATGATAAACTTTTTGATTTTGAATTTGAATTTATAAATAATTCATCTAATGATTTTATATTTTTTGATGTGTTAAGTTCGTAATATGGCAATAATAATACTAAAAAGCTAAAAATATCTTGGCAATTATTTAAATATAATTGGGCAACAAAATTATCGTCATAAAAATAAAAATATGCCATTAAAACAACTCTATATAAATATTTGATTAGCATTTTTTTGTGTAAAATATTTAATTTTTCAAAATATTTATTTATTAATTCTGTTATTTTATTAAAAATAATCAACGTGTTATTTTTTTTTGGTAATCTTATATAATTATTCGTAATATCCATAAATATATTTTAATATATAATATTTGTAATGATATTTTATTTTATATAATTTATTAGAATTAGATATATTTTCGACTATAAAATTTTGTAAAGTTTAACTCCTTATGATATATTATTTAATTTGAGTAAAATTAAATACATACAAAAAATATTAAAAAAATTTTATTCAATTAATTTTTTAATTGGTTCAATAGTGCCAATTTTTTCAATTGGAATTTCTGTTATAATAGTTCCATTAACTATATAAATTAATGGTAATGATTTTAATGATTTAATCTTAATATTAAAATCTGCCAATTCTTTTTCACACTTTTCCATATCTGATTTTTCATCACCACATTTGACTATATGATATTTATGTTCGGGATGTTCTGTTTTCAATTCTTCAAACATATTTGTGTATTTTTCATCAGTTTTTGAAGATGTTATTAGAATTAGTTTCATCTGACTTTTATTTATAAATTTTGGAAATTTAATTGCAATTTTTTTATATTCATAATCCACATTATTTATTAAATCATTAATATTACTTATTAATGTGTTAAATGTTGATATATCATATAATGTTCTCATTGATTCCATTTTTTCAACATCATTCGCACTTTTTTTTGCGTTTTTAGTTGTATTTTTATTTGTTTGTTTGGCTGTATTAACATATTCATCATAATCAACCAAATTAAGTTTTTTATTATGCATCAATAATATTTCATTATACATCAATAATATTATACCGTGTTCTTTTCTTATTAAAATATAATTTTTAGTCATAGAATATAGTATATCTGCTTCTTTCTCATTTATTTTATTTGTTTCTAAATTAAATATAATTTTAAATCCAGAATCGAATTCACTACTCAATTTAACTAAATTATCTATTTTATCAAGTATTTTTTTATTAAAATCCATTCAAGTCTATATATATTATAATATAGTAAAAAAAACATTTATAAACAAAATTAAAATATTGAATTTATATAAAATTTTATATTCGAATATTATATTAAAACGATAATTTACAATTATGGATAAAAATAATCCGAATCTTAATTCAAATCTGACCGTTAATAAAAAAAAGAAATTATACACTATAAATAATAATTTAAAAAATAATAATGATGATAAAATAAAATCGGTTGAAGGTTATAAATGTATTGGACCTTGTAATCAACCAAATACCTATTATTATAATCCATTTGATTTAAGTATCACAAAAACCCCTTTTCCTTCTTGTCCAATTAAACCGCTAAATGTTATTGATTCTGATGGAAATATACATATAAAAAAATTTGATAAATGTTTTGACGATGATATAAATAAAGGAAAATTACATTTTGATATTTTTAGCGATCATATACAAATTTCAACATCTGCAGACAATTTTTTATCACAAATATATAATTTAAATAATATCACTGATATCGTACATTTTTTATCTGATTCTATAGACAATTTACCTATTTATTCACAGAGAAGATTATTAGATGCAATTTATAAGGTATACTATAAATTCGTTGAATTTCCCAAATTGTTATTTTGTAAAAAACTTTTTCCTGTCCTTAAAAACATTTATAAGGTAAATAATTTAAATGAAGATAAAATTCAAAAAATACTAAATAATTCCGAATCAGATAATTCTGAAGATTTATACAGGCTTTTTTATTAAAATTATTTAAATTATTTTTATAAATATATAATATATTAAAATATTAAAATTATGAGTACAATGGCAAGTTTTTTAAAACCAGTTTCAGTTTTTAATTCAGTTCAAGTTATTAATCCAGATACCATTAGACAAATGAATAAGGCTTATACAGATATAACAAATCCAGATTTAGATAAAATTAATTCATATCCAGTTATTTTATCTCAACCACAATTTTACAATTCTAAAACACATACACCATATGTTGGAATTAATCCGTATAATTCAAATATTATTTCAAATGGATTTTATAAAGATTTAAATAAGGATAAATCAGTCCAAAAAAATTTAACAAAATATTACTATTATAAAATTCTTGATAAATGGTTATATAAGGAATTATTGCCATTATTGGCATTTGTTGATACATCAGATGATAAACCACAATTAATTAAATCATTAGCTGATTATGATGTAAAAAAATTAGCATCAGAATCAGAAGAAACAATTGAAAAAAAAATTAATTATTTGGAAAAAGTTCTAATCACAAAAGATATGGTTAGACACGTGCTTAAAAAAATTTGTTCTGAAAATGGTGTTAATTGGTATGATTTAGATAAAAATGAAAAAAAAATTAAAACGGTTTTTAATAATTATATATTGGATAAATTAAAAGATTCAATTAAAAAATATGGCAGAAAAGAAGAATAAATATTTCTATAAATATATTCATTCAATTGTTTTTTCGCATTTATTGTATTTTAGACGATGAATCATAAAAAATACAATCGTTTTAGTAGGATATCCAACAAATCTAAAAGTATCATCCATATCAAAAAAACACATATGTTCGTCGTTATCTTTATCATCATTATTATCTTCATCATTTTTATCATCATCATTTTTATCTTCATCATTTTTATCATCATCATTTTTATCGGGATATTCAAATTTAATTTCGCCTTTTACACCAATCACCATATCAATTAAATATTCGCATAATGTTATAAAATTACCTATGATATTTACTATTATATTTAAAATATTCATTTGTTATATGTAAAATATTCATTTTTTTATATTAATTTTTACTCAATAATTTTTGTTTTACCAATTAAATATTTTTTAATTGTAAATATTTTTGTTTATATTTAATATATTTTAGTTTATAATTTAATCCATCATATTTATTTGTATTCAAATCAACTAAATTAGTTTTTTTCATGTGATTTAAAATCCACAAATTATCCAATATATAATCATAAATAAATTTTGTTATTGGATATATTATTTTATGTGTTAGTTTGTCATATTTTATTTTGATTGATTTTTGAATTTTATATTTAATATTGAAAAACTCGTATTTGTCATTATAGTAAGTAATTATATTTTTATTTTTTGATTTTGATATCAAAAGTTTATAATCATAAATATTAGTTAGTGAATTAAAAATAATTATCATATTATTATATTCGATAAGTAAATAATTATTATTATTAAATAATTTATTTTTTTCTAAATGTGTAATTTTATTAAATTCATCGAATAAAAATTTCGAATTGCTATATTTGCTTATATAAATATTAGGGTCTGTCATGTTTTGAATATTACAACTAATTAAATTATTATCAATTTTACTGTTATTCATTTTATTACCATAATTTATTTTTGCATAAATATCATCATTGCCATTTATTATATTTATTGTATTTTTCATTTTTATATTTTTTATAAAATCAGCAATTCCATCATTTTGTTCTGTTAAACGAATATTATGTTTTTTATTTTGAGTATAATTTATAATATCAAAAATTTTGTAATTACCAATGTCATCTTGCGGTAAAAAAATATAAATCAACTCGCGAGAAACATTTTTATTATTTTTAACGGAAATATTTTTATAGGAACATTTGGTAACATTTAAAAACGGATGTGGTATGATTAATTTTTTTAATTTTAATAATAAACTTGAGTATAATAAATCTTCAGAAAAAGATGTATAATTTTTATTATATGTGATTGGTTTTGAAATATCATTTTGATATAAATATGTTAGTCCTATGTCAGTTATATAAAATTTATCATAATGTTGTTTATATAATTTAGCATCAAAATCATCATAATAACTATTTGGTTTGTATGGTATTGAATTTATTTTTAATTCACTATTATCATAATTTATATTTATTGGTTTTGCAATATTTTTTATACTTAAAGCAGTGAAATGGACGATATTAAAATTATGTATGACTGTGTCTAAATGAGTTAATACAAAATAAAAAAAATCATAATTTGAATATATTGTTTCAATGTCATCAGTATCATTAATTGAGTATGAATCAATGATAAATTTATTTGACAATAAAAATTGTTTTGATTCATACCAATAATTTAAATTTCCACTTAAATTTGTATTATTTTTATTGGGTAAATTTTTTTTATTAAATGAATATACTTTATTTGATAAATTATTAAATGAGTTATCGTTTGTTAGATTATAAATAGTGTTATCAAATGATACATTTGTAATTGATGGATGTAATAAGATATGTAATCCGATTATAGTGCCAAAATCAATTTGAAATAAAAAAGTTTGTATGTTATTAAACATTTTTTCCTTAACATTGTTATTTTTTAATTTTTCATATATATTCCAAGTCATAATATTAGCAACATATCTTTTGAATCCAATTGAATTAGTTCCATCAATTATATTGGACTTTTCGATTTTTTGTGATTTAAAATTAAATTCATCATCAACATATCTATAAATATTATTGTAATTTATATCAGTAATATTTTTATTGGGTTTTGACATGATTTGATGTATCCTTATTTCAAAGTTATAATATGTAGGTGTTGTATCAACAAATTTTGTTTCAACATAATTATTGTTATTTTCGTAAATTCTATGCGTTATTTTTTTATGAATATTATTGTTAGTGAATTTGTTTTCTCCTAATAATTCGATAAACGTATCAAGATTTGAAACAAAAAAATTAACACAAAATTCTATTTTAATTTTGCTATTCAATATCATATTATCAAATAAATATTTCATATTATTTAAATAATAAGTCAATAATTCAATTGGTTCGTTATGATAGTGAAATACAACATTATAATATACTAAATTTTTTAATTCGTCATTTGGTATTGAATCAATTTTAATTTCGTTAGTTTTTGTCATAACGAGTTTATTATATAATATAATTATATAATTATATTTTATAAATAACAACATAATTAATGATTTATGAACTTATGGATGATCATGAAAAGTATTATACATGGGTATTAAAAAACACATATCTTCATTTGGGAAAAAACATTGTGGATAATATTGATATTCAATATGATGAAAAATTTATCTTTAGAGCTAAAATACCAAATTTTATTGTTGGTAATGAGAAACAATTTGTTAATTTTGAATCTGACGAATACAAAACATTTATTTCCAACAAAATTAAACATTTTTTCACTAATGAATACGAATACGAAATTGTCCCTGCTTGTATTATTTGGTTAAAACTTTGCAAATTGTTTAATTCTTATTCTCTTCTCATAATGTATAATAGAACATTGGATGCTGTTAAATATTTTCCGCATGAAATTTGCTATAATAACTACAAATATCTTAAAGACACACCTGAAAATAAAGTTTTAAAGGATGAAAATAAAGTTTTTTCATCTTGTTTATTTGACGCACATGAATCTTTTCAACTCAATGAATTTTTATCAGTATATATTAGAAAAATATTTGAAATGAAAAATTATAAATTATTAAATTCAGAATTAGATTCATTGGATAAATATGACTTAAATTTATCCAAATATGATAATTTAAAATATTTAGTATTTAGAACTGGTCTTACACAATGGCAACTTAGTGATAAAAAAGATATGATGGATTTTACTAAAGTATTAGATTTGAATAATTATCCAAATCCAAATTCCATAAGGTTTAGTATTTTTATTGCTTGGGCTTTATGTCAAAAAAAACTCGGAATAAATATTAATCAAATTAATTATATCGAAAATACAGATTTAAATATCAATAAATTATATAATTATTATATTTATTTAATAAATGATACAACTGGTTTATTGGCAAATATAATTAAATGGTTGGATGATTTGGATTGGGATTCTTATGAAGAAACAACAATATCAAATGGTTCAGACATATTAAAATTATTAAATACTTATGAAGTAAAAACAATATTTAATTCTGAATCAGAACTATATAAAGCCTATTATGATTATCCAACAAATCCCAATATAAAAATATCAGATGTCATTGATAACAAATATATCTTAAAAAATTTAAGTTCGAATATTGAAACATCAATTTATGACGATTTAGAAGATATAATTGATAATAATAATGATGATACAAATGATGATACAAATGATAATAATAATGATGATACAAATGATAATATTGATAAGACGACTGATAATAATCTTATAAATATACAAAAAGGTGGTTTAAATAAAATAATTGGAATCTATAAATTAAAAAATAATTTAGGAAAAATAATATCAACTGTTCCAATATGTAAAATATCAAATATAATACAATTTGTATGATGAATATTATATTTTTTAAAAATTATCAACAATTTGGGGAATCAATATAAATTTTTCGTCATTTTTATAAATTTTTATTATCTGATTAGTCAATTCTCTACAAATTGTAAAAGTTTCACCAATCATTTCATCATATGATTTAATTTTTTTCGCATAATCTCTCAATGTTTTGTATGTATGTCTATAATATTCTTCGTATTTTTCACCACTAAACAATAAGTATATTTTATTTTTTATATTTGTTTTATCTTCATTATTTTCTACCAACGACAACATATTTTGTGCAACTTTTGATATTGAATCCAAAATTGTTTTCGTTTCATCAAATCCTTTTATTTTATTTATCATTGGCTCATCTGTATATTTAAAAAATATTTCTTGATTATATGATTCGGATTTATCATAATCACTTATCATTGGTATTATTTCACCAATTGTTAAATTTTCATATAATGTTCTATTTTTTTGTTAGATTGTATTCTACAACTTCATTTGTTGTTTTGATTCCATATAATAGATTGCCAAGTGATAAATCTTCATGTATAAATCCATATTTATAAAATGCTTCTATAATTGAATATAGTATCTGAATTAAAATTTTAATGGTTTGTTTTTTTGTAAGTGTATTTTGCAATTTATTTAAAGAACCATCATATTTTTTCATTATTTCTATAGTAATTATTTTATTTCCATTATTTTCACAAAAATATTTTTCATCTTTATATTCTTTTATTATTTTTGAATAATCTTCAAGGCAAGAAAAACTACAATATGTTTTTGCGAAATTATATACGTTATTCAATTTCATACTTATAATTTTGATTTTTTTGTTATTGCCTTTTGTAATTTTAACTATGGTTTTTTCTTTTTCTATTTCTATTAGTTTTCCTATCATCAATAATCATGCAGTATTGGAATCTTCCACAATTAATGGTTCTATTGGTTTTAACCATTTTGTTGTTGGAATCAAATAATATTTAGTTTTATCATCAATAATACAACCAGTCATATAGTATTTATAAATATTATAAATTTTTTACAAAAATTTTTTTTGTGAATTCGCGATATTTCATTTGATTAAAAATAAATTTATAGAACAACAATATTATATTACACATTATTATTTTTTCATCTATTTTTTCCAATAATTTAATATTATCCCCTATTGATTTTTTATTTGTAAATTTTATGAAATAATAATATTGAATACTTCTATCATCTATTCCTTTATCTATTTTTACAGCATAAACACAAACCCTTCCAAATAAAATATCATAAAGTTCAACTTTATTGACAAATTTAAAAAATAATTAAGCAAAAATAATTAAGCAAAAATAATTAAGCAAAAATAATTAAGCAAAAACAATATAAGAAAATACGAATTTATATAATTAGTAAATGGTAAAAGACATTAAGCAAACAAATAATAAAATAATGAATATTCACGAAGAGTATTTACAATATCACGAAAAATACGTAAATAAGTATGGAAAAAAAACAATTATATTAATGCAAGTTGGTTCTTTTTTTGAATGTTATTCAACAGAAACAAGAGGACCAAATTTATTCGTATTATCTGAAATATTAAATATTGTATGCACTCGTAAAAATAAATCCATAACAACAATTGATGAAAAAAACCCATATATGTTAGGATTTAATTGTGCAGCAGAAAGTAAATTCATCAAGTTATTAATAGATAATGGATTTACAATAATAATGATTGAACAAACAACACCTCCACCAAATGTTAAAAGAGAGGTGACAAATATTTTATCCCCAAGCACATATATTAATGATATTACATCTGATAATAAATATTTGATGGTATTATATTTTGAAATAAATAATTCAATTTCCTCAACAAAATCAAATATTTCTATTGGAATGTGTGCGGTTGATTCATCAATTGGTGATGTATTTTGGTATGAAACTCACGGTTCAGGTTTAATTAATGAAAATGAGTCTTGGGAAGAAGCCCAAAGATTTTATCACCACTATAGACCAATTGAGTTAATTGTATATTTAATTGATAATACTCAAGATAAATCAACTAAAATAAATATTGGAGAAAAAATTGATTTATTACCAAATCAAATAATACTTGAATATACAAAAATTAATCCAGAATATACCAAATTAAATTTTCAAAATAAATTACTTAAAAAAATATATCCCCAGTGTAAAATGGAAACACCAATTGAATTTTTAGATTTGGCAAAATATCCTTATGGAATAATAGCATTAGTGAATACTTTTGATTATGTGTATCAACATAATTCAATTCTTATAAATGAATTAAAAATTCCCAAATATTTCGATGAACATAAATATATGATATTGGGTAATAATGCTCAATATCAATTGAATATTGTGGATTATTATAATTGGGACAAAATTGATTCCAAATTTCATTCTCTTAATGCTGTTGTTAATAATTGTTGCACTCCAATGGGTAAAAGAACTTTAAGAAATAGATTATGTGCTCCATTTACAAATCCATTAATAATACAATCTTACTATGATCAAACAGAAAAAATATTAAACACATCAATATGGGAAGATATTAGAGGATATCTTAAGGAAATATCGGATTTAGATAAATTATTTAGAAAATTATCAATTAAATTCATTCAGCCATATGAGTTGCATACAATTTACAAATCATTACAAAATTCAGTTCAAATTATCCAACTATGTTTAAAATCAGATTTTAAAAAAGAATTATTTGAAATATTTCCCAAATCCGAAATTAAATTATTAGAAAAAGCACTTAATTCAATTGAAAATAAATTTAATATACACCAACTTAAATTATCCAATCTTATTGATATTAAAACATCATTTTATCTTCAGGGTATTTATGAGGATTTGGATACATTGGAAGAACAAATTTCTTCTAATATTGGTATGGTTGAGAAATTATCTAAAGCATTAGAAGAAATTTGTCCAGATGTATCCGCTAAAATAAAACATAATGATGCTGATGGATATTATTTAACAACATCTAAAATTAGAGGTGAAAAAATGCAAAAGGAATTGGAAAAACAAAAAAAAACTTTTAAATTGGGAAATAGGGAAATAAAATATTCGGAATTGGAATTCAAATATCTCAAACATACTTGTAAAATATCATATCAAGGATTATCAGATCATTCTGATGAAATTGATTATTTATATGTGCAATTTGGCGAAAAGATAAAAAATTATTTTATTTCAGATTGTGTAGAATGGTATGAAAAAAATAATGTTCTGATGGCAAATCTAATTAAAATGATAACCCATTTTGATTTAATTACAAATAACGCATTTACTTCATCAAAATATCATTATGTTAAACCAACAATAATTTCCACAAATTCCCAAATATATTCGGAAAATTTAAGACATCCTATTATTGAAAGAATTATTGATTATGAATATGTTCCACATAATGTGGAATTAAATGATAAAACTTGTGGTAATTTATTATACGGCGTTAATTCTTGCGGAAAATCAAGTCTAATGAAAGCAGTAGGAACATCATTAATTATGGCACAATGTGGGATGTATGTGGGAGCAGATAAATTTGAATACGGAATATTCGAATCCCTATATACAAGAATATCAGGAAATGATAATTTATTTAAGGGTCATAGTTCTTTTATTATTGAAATGAATGAATTAAGAACTATACTTAAAAAAGCAAACTCAAAATCTCTCGTTATTGGTGATGAAATTTGTAGAGGAACAGAATATCTTTCGGCAAATGCGATAGTAGCATCATCAATACTAAAATTATCAAATATTGGTGCAAAATTTTTATTTGCTACACATTTACACGAATTAGCACAAGTCGATGAAATTAAATCACTTGAAACTATTAAATTCTTTCATCTATCAGTTGAAAAGAAAAATAACGAATTAATATTTAATAGACAATTAAAAGAAGGAACTGGAGAACAAATTTATGGAATAACAGTCGCCCAATATATTTTAGATGACCCATTATTTATTAATAAGGCAATCGAAATTAAAAATGGTTTATTAGAAAAAGTCGGAACAAATACAAAATTAGTATCAGATAAAAAATCACTTTATAACAAAGAAATATATATGGATGAATGCACAATATGCGGTGGGAGAGAAAAATTAGAATCACATCATATTAATATGCAAAAAGATTTTATAAAAACAAAATCCGGTCAAATTAATGCGGATAAAAAACACATTCTAAAAGATTCAAAAGCAAATCTTGTTGTATTGTGTTCAAAATGTCATGATAATTTACATTCTGGCAATTTTACCATTAGTGGATTAACTAATACATCTGGAGGTATTAAGGCAATTTAATAGAATACAAATATACAAAATTGTATAAGTGATAAAACAATAAAAATAAACAAATTTACGATAAATATAACATAATTTAAAGTTAAATTTACCTATATATCTAATAGTATCATCATATGATTCAACCCTATGTAAAAATATAAAACTTATTGATAATAAGTTTAATGGCAAAATAAATTATACATATTAGAATTCCAAAAACTGTTGTAATAAAATAATTAGTCATGAAAAGAGCACCGGTTCCAGCGTAAAATTTATTACTTAAACTGCAATCATTCGGATTTTTATTATTAATGAAAATTTTTTTTGTTGAATTCAAACTTTCATTTAATATAATTAATGCTTCATCATATGAATTGTATAAATGCGTTTCCAAATTATCACAAGTATAAGTGGATAATTTTGTGTTATATTCATATGAACTTTTTAACTCATATGAAATTTTAAAATTATCATATTTTATATCTATAGAATTATTATATAATGTTCCTAATACTGAACATAGTTCACATTTTATAAGACGATTATCGCAATAATGTAATTTAAATGGATCCCAAACCGTGACTCCAATTACAATTGCACCATAAATCATAAGACATATGACTCCTACTACAGTCACATGGCAATCATAACTATCGTTATGATTAGTGTTATTTGGATTATTTGAATTATTTGGATTATTTGAATTATTTGAATTATTTGAATTATTTGAATTATACGAATTATTTGAATTATTTGAATTATTTGAATTTAAAAATACTATTTTTCTACAAGTTGGACATTTATTTATTTTGTTATTCTCCATTTGTTTTATACATCTTTGATGTAATTTGTTATTACATCCACAGGTCAATTGAATTGATTCTGAATCATTCAACTCCAAACATATACAGCAAATTGATACATCTATATTGGAATTATATGTCATTTCTATACGAGTGATATTTTTTTCTATATCGTTAATATCAACGATATCGGTATCATCTGGCTTTACTTGCTTATAATTATTCATTTAATTGTTAGAATTGGATAAATATGTTGGATTTATTTGATTTGAACATAATTAGAATTTATATTTTATTTTCAATTTTTTTATAAAAAATATTATATAATTTAGTAATTTAGTAATTTAGTAATTTAATTTTTATTTGCGAGTTCATTTTTTAAATTTTGTGATTTATCAATTTTACGATAAATATAACATAATTTAAAAATTTAAAGTTAAATTCACCTATATATCTAATAGTATCATCATATGATTCAACCCTATGTAAAAATATAAAACTTATTGATAATAATTTTAATGGCAAAATAAATTATACATATTACAAGTCCAAATAATGTTCCAATTAACCAATTAACTTCGATTGCATTCAACGACACATCGAATGCAAAAATAAATTATTGACACTATAGTTCCAGCAATAAATCCATATAAGCAATTAAGTTTGATAAAATCATGTTTATTGTAATCATCATAATTTAATTTACAGTCATTCGGATTTTTATTATTGATGAAAATTTTTTTTGTTGATTTCAAACTTTTATTTGATACATTTAATGCTTCATCGTATGAATTGTATAAATGCGTTTCCAAATTATCA